ATGAACACGATGAACCCCACTCTGGCCGTCCAGATTCTCGAACTCAACAGCGCGGCATCCTCGCAGATGGTTCAGATCAAAACGCTGGGACTCCCCTACCACGCGCGCATTGCGGCTCAGGCCGGCATTGAGCGTCTGGCAAACCGGCACATTGCCAACCTAGTGATCGACGCCGGCATCGCTGCCGAGCCGGCGCTACCTGATGGGCACGAGTCGCTCCCGGCGGCCGCTATTGATGGTATTTGGAACGCCGCCATTGAGGAATTGGCGCGTGCTGCATTGTCCGCCGCGGCGGTTGCGGTTGTAGCCCCGCTCATGCCGCAGGACGCCGACGTATGAGCGCGGCGACTATCGATCGTCCGCCAACACCCCCGCGTTTTCGCGCGGGGTTCGGCCGACGACTACGTGTTCGGCTGTCGAACGGATTCTCATGGGCGCACGAGTTTGAGGCCAACGATCCGATCTCTCTGCGAGACGGTTGCGCCGAGGCGCATTTCGAGCACCAGCACACGCATGCCGAGACTGTTGCCAGCCGTTTCCCAGAGTACCAGACCCGAAATCGGGACAGTGTTCGCAGGGCGGCGCGGTTGGAATCGCTGTATCTGTATGTCTGGCATCGTAGGCAGTGGCTGAATGCGAACTACGGCACCAACGGCGAGCGTCTCCTGACCGTGCGCGCCCCAGGAGCGGCGACTAACGGCGAGTCGTGGTCGGATGCCGATTGGTTTGACGCCTGGACGCGCTGCGAGCGATGTAAATCGGCAGCAGAAATGTTGGATAGGTTCTGCGATGGGATCGGCGATTTCATCGCCGACGAGCTGCTATGACCGCGTTCGCCTCCCTCCTGCGCAGGGCCGACACCCTGCGCAGAACCGAGTCGGATCCTGTCCGCGAGGCGTGGTGGACCGGCTACATGCGCGGTCTGCGGCGTGCGCACCACGGCGAAACGTTCGGCACTGCCGCCGAGCACGAGCTATGGCTGTCTGCCGCAGACTCGGACGTTCCTGATCGCGCAGCGCTCGGGCGCGGCTACCGGGTCGGCCTGACGCTGACGATATGCGATCCGGACTGATCCATGACGCGACCTGTCAAACCACCGCCCAAATACGACCGCACCGGTACGCAACGCGGCCGGCGCGCCGTCGAGCGCGGCCGGCGCATCAACGCCGTGCTGCAAAATCGGGAGGCCATCGACCGCTGGGACGCACTCGTGCAGCAGCACGGCAGCCAGCGAGCGGCGATCGAGGCGTTGCTGTTGCGGTGACTACAGCGCCTCGCGCATCTGCAGGCCAGCCGCGTACATCCGTTTCCGGTCAGAATATTCGCCCGTAAGGAACCCGTCTTGATGAACCCACGTCGGATCCTGAGTCAGGTAACCGTAGCAGCCCATGGTGTAGATCAACTCCGCGTCGTCGTTCTGCGGCAGCGCTATCAGAGGCCTTGACCGAGCGCACCACGATGCCAGTTGTTGCAGGCTGGGATAATCCACGTCTGTCGAATAAATTTCGTCTTCAAGAAGGCCGCCAAATTCGAATGACGATATCCGTTGCCGTGGCTGTGGATGAGGATAGAACTGCCCGCCGATGCTGTAGACACCGCGCGCGTTCTCGGTGATGCCCTGCTGTATTGCGGCGAATTTGATTCCGTTCGTTGGCTGCCAGATCGGGCCAGCCCATATGCCTCCGCACTGGAATTGAGCGGCAGTCACATCGCCCGTATACGGATCTTTCGAACCGAAGACCACATCGGAATCGTTCATGAAAATCATGATCTCTGTGATTCGATCCATATCGACCAAGACCGAATCCGGTAGCTCAAAAAAAAGATGCGACTGAAAATCTCCGATAGGCACGGGGTAGACTGGCAGGTAGAAGGAATCTGTCGCTGGCGTGTCGTCTTTCACGAGCACGCTGATCGTGTTAAGTCCGTACTCGACGATATTGACGTTCAGCAGCGCAACCATCCGAACCGGCCTTGCATCGCTCCATGAGCATCCGAACTCAATGGCGCCAAACGCCCCGGATGACGCAAGAATGGCGACCTTTGATGTTCGTGTATCAAGCATGTTTTCTTCTGGAGCGTCTGTCTCAAAGGTCCCCTGATCAACGATCATCGTCCCGTGCTCGAAGCACCAGTTTCGCCAAGCGAGTATCGAATTTGCCATTTATGTTCCTTCGTTACGCCTCACGGCGTTACATGAATAGATGAGCGATGCTCGTGCGCTTAAATGTCGGTGATGACGTCCATCGGCGCGGTCACTATTTTTAGCGCTTTGGAATAGATCAAGTGAACGACCAAGATGCAACAAGGCCGCTCGTGCTTATGCGTGTAATCGTGACCGACGTGCCAGTGACATTGATCGACCATGCGAGGCCTGGCGAACCGTCGAACATGACGTAGGCAAGATAGTCTCCGTCGTCAAGATCGTAGAATTGCGCACCGGATGCCGTTGCGCGATAGAAATCAACTCGCCCGCCTCGCGTCGTCAGCGCAATCACCGCTCCGTCTGGAGCGTCGTCTATGTCAACAACAACCGATGTCGGTTTTTTCGTTCGGGTGAAATAACCACCGAAAGGGTTTACGCTCCCAGAAAACGGAATAGCGAGACCAATGTCGCCTAGGTCTGCCATCACACGAGTTTCCACGTGTTGGTCAATTCAATGATGCTGATTCCAGTGTTTTGTTTCATCGCCCGGAACGTTGCTGTTGGATCGTAGGCGGTGTCTGAAAATGTGTCTGCGGCGGTTACAGTACCCATTCCGTTGTGTTGTGGCTCCCACAGATGCGGGATGGCGCCGCGTCTGGTCAATCCACTAACAGAGCAAGAGGCGTATAAATTTTGTCGGCGTATCTTTCCAAGATACCCGGAACTCAAATCCGGTGCGTTTGTGATTGATCCGACTGTACTACCACTGGCATAAACTGCACCGGCAGTTGATTTGGTTGTTCCATCTATTGATCTTGCCCAGTAGATTTGGGGTGTTGCGGGCGCAGTCAAAATTGTTGCGCCAGTTATATTTGTTGCGCTGCCGCCTGTTCCGCCAACACCTCTTTGCCATATGAATGTTCCCCACGTATCGGTGTCACCATTCTGGGCAGCATCCATGAACATGAATGGACCGTAGTCATCCACGCCATCCAGCTGACTGAAGTACATGAATCCGGTATCCCAAGCAACGATGGCAAATTCCCTGTCGGTTGTGCTTGCGGAGCTGCTTACCTGAATAGTCGATGTGGAGTTTGCCACTTGTGCGACAGTAGGGAATGGATCGACCAGTGTTGATGCGTCAGAGGCGTCCTCGCAACCGCGCACTGTTGCTTTCCGTGCATCACCGGAGATCGCACTACTGTGCGCAACATATACCCTAAATCTGTTCCCCGTTGCGGGCCGAAATATTGATTCATTGGTTCCGGCGTTGTGGTACTCACGCGACCATCCAACCTGAGGCAACGCCCAATTCAATAGCGCATTCAAATCGCCATTCGTTCCGCTGTTCCTGGTCGCTCCTGATGATGCGTTAGTCAGATATACGAAATTCGAGAATGCCATTACGTTACCTGCAAGCTGAACCAGCGAACGCCGGTGTTAGCGGTGATGACGATCTGGAGGACTTCGCTCTGAGCGATGCTGGTAGATGTCCATGTAGATAGATCGCCGCTGTCCGATGTTGACGCACTCACCGACGGCTGATTGCTGCCCGTAATTGAGTCGGAAACATCAGGGATCGTTGGGAAGCTATCTTTTCGGATGTCGATCGTGATCGAGCCGGAAGGCTTGCACAGCACTTTCCAACCGGATGACAGGCTGATTCCTCGCGGAACGACTACCTCGAATGGTGTGTTTGTCGGAAGAATCGGCCCCTGACCGTCCCCGCTGCCAAGCGAAACCTCGAACCCTCCGGATGATGATCCAGATCCCGGAATTGAACCGATTGGAGAGCCGTTGACGGAAACATCCCAATCCGTGCCGTTGAATTCGATCAGGCCGATATCGCCGCCGTCATGAAATTCCAGTTGGGCAAGTGAATCTTTCTCAACCCCGTGCGAATCAATCCGGTCACCGGCGCCAAGTCGAAACGGTTTGGCCATTGGCTATCTCCACACTGTCAGCGTCAGTACATTGTTTCGGTATTGCCCGTGGACGGCGACAAGCAGTGCCTTGATCGCGGAGCCGGCGAAGAGTGTATCGTCCAGTTCAACAACCGCACCCGGATAAAGCGTCGCTGCATCTTGTGGTGAGTCCATGGCGACGGAGAAGGTCCAGAATCCTCGACGACTGCCGTACAAGTCGGTGATTCGATCGGCCTCTGATTGGGCATCAGATGAGTTGTACAGAAGAGTCCCAATCGCCGGCGCTCCGACACCGTGCCGATAGAATCGATGTAGCCGGTTGTCCCCTTTTCGCTTGTACTTGTAATCGGCCATGAAAGGCGGTCGATTCGGATGCGTGATTCCGGCCAGTTCGTCTTCCGAATATGGACTCCAGTTCTTCCCTGCCCCGTATGTGTCCGAAATGCCTGGCGCAAGGTCCGGCTGATAGATCGGATAATCGATCAGGTTAAGGCGGGAGACTTTTAGGTCGGGATCGGACGTTGGCTCATAAACGGTTCCCATGCGAACCAACCCATCCGGACCGACGTATGTCCATCCTGAGACCGATGCCATCAGTGCATTGATGGCCTGTCGAGCGGTGGTTCCGGAACGATCGTAAAATCCGACTCTCGGCTCACGCATCCACGTCAGTGCTGTCGGGACAAGCTCGGAAAAGTCGATGCTTTCTTCCGTGATGCCGCCACGCGCAAGCAGGTGCCATAGTGAGTTGTACAGCCAATCGCCAATGGCTCCGTTGTCCATTTTGTAGGCGTAGAACGCATGCAGACTGAGAGAACCGGCCGTATTGTCAGACGCCGTTCCGCCGAGACGAATCGTTCTGTTGGCGCCTGCAGCGACATAGATCGGTACGCAGAATTCCCCCGGCGTGAAAACCCTGTACAGGGTCCCCGTGTCACGAAACCGAATGCCCAGATGCGCGGCGGCGTTCCCGTTGATCTGGCCTATTTTCCCGCACACCATGTACCAGCCAGCGTTCGTGTCGGGCAATACATTCGCCGTCGTCTGGATCGACGCAACCTGCGATGAGCCCCATTCGAACTCTGCGCCGATCCCGTCCATTTCGGATACGGTTCCAGAACCCGTTGATGTCCAGCCTGTCGGAGTCGCGCCCGGCCATTGTGCTGGATCGTAGAATTTTCCGTTCCCGGAAAGCAGATCCGTATACGCCGTGTTCGGACCGACTAAATCCGCTGTCACCCTCGCCGATGGCGAGGTGGACATTTCAAACCCCGTACGTTGCGCGTTGTAGTCCCATTGCGGCGGTGAATTGCTCGGGTCGTCAGCAATCGATCCGCCCGAGTAGACGAAATCGATCTGCTCGACGTTTGAGTCGTTTAGATGAAATTCCAGATTCGTCTGGTCGTATCTTGCTGGTTCGGCCAGATACACGCTGCCAATTGTGATTGGAAGCGGCGTACCTTGCAGTTCCGCATTTGGAACACTGTCGTCGTAGAGCACCGGCTGCAACGGACGATCCAGTTTCGAATCCATCCCGCGCAGATTGATCTTGATGGTCTCCTGAAGTTTTTCTACCGAATCCATGATGCATCTGGCGACAACGACAGAATCATCGTATCCGTCGCCTTTATTCACCATCCGCAAAATGCAGGCATTGTCCCTGGCGTTTGCGAAAATGATGTTGTCAATCGCCGCCGTGTTGTCGGTATTGGCCAATTCCAGTGCGCCGAACCCTGTAGTAGGAGAATCGCCCCAAATCACGTTACCGACGCGAACCGAAAAAGTCGGATCGCCAACGATACGGCCATCGTATTCACGCACGCCGATGCTGTCGGTCGATTTCGAATACCACTGCTGAGAGGAAAAATAAAGGGGGACGAATCCCCCATCGAAGTACAGCTCAGCCAGCAGAATGACTTCACGCTGCATTTCGATACCCCGGAGGTTTTTGCTTGGTCATTTCGTTAGCGGTGACCTTTGTGTTCTGTGCAATCGCAGATAGCAGCTCGCCGTTCTGCTTGATGAGCTGTTCGACTTTCCTTTCGAGCGCAGACGAATCTCCGCTGGAATTCATTGATTCGCCGGAACCGAGGTAGTAGTCGCCGTTACGGACACGATCGGCGACACTGGCCGGAATGACCATTTCGCCCTTGTGCAGGAAGGCCATCTGGTTCGACGGGACGAACGGGGTGCCTTGCGCGTACCCGTTGACGCCCATCTGCTCTGCGATGTCCTCCATGATCTCGATCAGAGCGACGATGCCGCCATCGATGTTCGAGAGGTAATCGAGATCGGACAAAGCGCCGGGCGGATCGACCCCCGCAAAGAATGGAGCCAGTAGGTCGCGAATGCCGACAGGCAAGGCGTTGATTGCCGCTTCTGCTTCCCCGATGGCAGCGTTTGCGTCTGCCTCGTTCGTCGCGCTGGTAATCGCGGTCAGATACGGTTGCAGCTGATCCCTGATGTCAGGTGACAGCGCATCGATCGTGTCTTCCAGTGCGAGGAAGATCGGGCTGTTCGCATCTGTCAGTGCGCCAAGGTCTTGCCCAAGAGACTCAGCGAGTTCGGCGAGATCGGCGCCGAGATACTGGGCAAGATTCAACAGTCCGGTTCCGGTCTCGTTGACCAGCTCCTGTACGTTGTAGCCGAGTTCTGCCGCTAGCTCACGCACACCATCAGCGAGGCCTGGAAGATTTAGGCCAAGCGCATCGACAAGCTGACCAAGCGGAAGGCCAAGGTCCATTGCGAGCTGCGCGAGCGCCTCCACCGATGCCCCGGTGATCTGCTCGATATTGATGCCCAGATCTTCGGCGAGTTGAGCAATCGGGATGCCCAACGTCTCCATGAGTTCAAGGATTGGCGCGTTGAGCGCGACCGACAGGGCTGCCAGATGATCTACAAGCTGCTGAGCCAGCAATGCCCGCTCGATCGCGTTTTGCGCGACCATTTCCGAGCTCGGCGTGACAGACACTGGGCCGCCGAAAACGGGCGTGTTCGGACCTATCTGTTCGTTCTGCGGACCTGCGCTAACAAGGCCGGCCAGGGCCATCCGGACGGACTCGAAAATGCCCTCGTACGCGCCGACACCGCCGTAGTAGCCCTGCGCCTCGGTCAGATAGGCATTGGCCGCGCCCTGTAGCTGCGCCAGCGCATCGAGATCGCCGCCCTGCGCAAGCGCCAGGATTCTCTCGTATTCGGCCTGAGCTTCGCCGAGTCGCTCCGTGGGGTTCAGCGGCGACAGGTTGGAAATACCCAACCCACGGACATACTGATCGAGCTGTTCAAGCAATTGCAGCTCGCGAGCATAGCGATCCTCGACAGCCTGCTCCACCGCTCCGATTCCGCCCATTTCGGCGTCGTAAACCGGATCGTTGTCAGCGCCGAATTCCTCGAATCCGGCATAGCCCAACTGGGCGGCGAGCTGTTGCGCCGATCGCAGAATCTGCTGAGATAGCTGTTCAAGCTTCCGGGCATGCCATTGCCGCGCAAATGTCAGCTCGGCTTCGGACGCTTCCGCTCGTCCGTTGGCACGGGCAAGTTCCTGAATGGTTGCGACGTGCTCCTGATACTCAGCGTCGAGATCGATGATCGACTGCAATGGGTCCGACCAGCCATCCGTCGCGAGATTCGTCAATAGCGCATTGATTTCGTCGAACGCAGCCGCAGCATTCTCTGCGGCCTCTTGCGCTTGTTCTGCGGCATCCTCCAGCAAGTCGTAATACTGGTCGGCAACGCCGGCCAGTCGAAGCAGCGTGGCAATCTGTTCCTGCCCCTCCTCGGTCGTGGCGTCGAGCGATTGCATCAGCGCCCACATGGCATCACGCGTTGCGGGAACTTCAAGGCCGACTTGTTCGAACGCACGGTTCAGTTCGTCAGTCGCAACCATGAGCCGATGTTCGTCGGTGGCGAATGCGGACACGAACGTCGTCATGCCCTCGATGAATTCCTCGATGCCACCTACAGCCTCGATCAAACCGACGCTGATCTGCGCAAACCGCTCCGGATCTGTCTCGTCGATGGCCAAGCCGAGATATCGGATCGCTTCTTGCACGACTTGAACACTGGTCGCGACACGAACCAGCGTTTCCCCCAAACCTTCGCCGACCTGCTGGAACTGAGCGATGAACGGAACGACGTGGCCAGCAAGGTCGTCGAAGATTTGCGAGAAGACCGCCTCAAGTTCCGCCTGCTGTTCCTCTGCGGTGAGATCCATGAGGCTGATGTTGATTTCCGCAAGCTGGAACGCTTCGATCGCTGCCTCGATTTCCTCGGGAAGCAATCCAAGCGCAAGCGCGCCCTCGCGAACTGTTCCCACGATAGAGTCGATGATGAGCTGGAACTGATTCTCGAATTCGTCTTCTACATCTGCAAATGAAGTACGGGTTCGACGAGAACCGAATCGCCAACTACGCGATTGCACCTCCTGATATGCACTCAGGTCGATGTCACTGATCGAACCGCCGCCAATGTGCAGGCCTTGATCCGTGACTCTGGAAGATCCGCCAAGGAGCATGTTCGCTAAGCTCGGCATTCCAAGCACTTGGGCACCGAAAGACCCGGCTGAAAAATCAAACGGCCGCGGCAATGCCGAGAACGTTGCTTCACCAGCACCGCGTGCCAGCATGACCGTTGCGTTAGAGATTCCACTTTGCAGCGCAAGCAGCGCGCTCAGCATCCCGCGATTGATGCCGACTAGCTTGCTCGTCGCGTCCGCTGTGATCTCGGTGGCGTTGAGCATGGATTCAGATTTGGCGTCAGCATCGCCGAGTACGGAGCCGGTGCCCTGAACATCTTGTCGCTGTTGCGCTGTGTTCGTGAAGCCGCCGCCAAAGCTGCCGATGCTTCCGACAAGTTGCGAAACTGCAGCGGCCATGGCGGCCATTCGGGCGAACGCGGTGTACGGATCGCCCATGCCCTGATTGACGATCGCGCCAATGGCTGTCGTCAGGTTGAGCGCGGCCTGAGCTACTTCCAGCGCTTTGTATGCGTTCGAGCCCTCTGTCGTCATCGACTTGAGGCTGGAGATGCCTTGACCGATGGCATCCGTGGCGTACATCAATGTCTCTTGCCGGAGGTTGCCCAATGCGCGCTGCATCTGGGCCACCCTCTCAGGATCGAATGCCTCATCCATCGGGCCGGGCAATTCTTCGATCTCTGCCCGCAAGTACTTGATCTTGTCGATCAGATCGACAAAGGGATCGTTGTCACCAAACTCCGAAAGGATGTCCTGGATTTTCTCGAACTCTTCCGTCGAATCGAACATTTCGCCGGCCATCTCGCCGATCTGATCGATCTGATCGGCCATCAACGGACGGTTTGCAGCAATGGCGTCGCCGATAGCGCGCTGCGTCTCGGCATAGACGAACGCCTCGCGGGCACTCATCCGCATGACCATCGCTTCCTCGGCGTAGGCTGCTGCGAGGTTCCCGACGACGTTCTGTTGCTTCTTCGTCTCGGCAATCTGCTTGCGGGCAGCGGCGACGTCGGCATCTTTCATGCGAACGACTGCGGCCAGTGCTTCGGCATACAGACGCTCTCCTTCAGCCGTGCCATCGAGCAGTGGGGCGAGGTTCCGCAGCGATTCCTCATAGCGCAACTGAATTGCCAGCAGGGGATCGAACTGCGCAACCATCGCCATGATCGTCTGGTTGGCGAACGACTCGGCCTCATCCCTGACGCGGGCCATTTCCTCCGTGGCCTTGCCGGCGGCATCCGTCAGATCGACGATGATGTTTTTCTTGCCGTCCCCCTGTGGCGCATAGAGAATCTCGTTCAGACGCATCGCGGTCGCGTTGGTCTGTAACAACGAGGCCATGAGCTGCTCGACATCGCCACGGGCCTTGTCGATCCCCTCTTGCCCGTATGACTGAGCGCCGTACATGTCGCCGACAGCGTTGGCATTCCCGCCGAACGCGCGCATACCCATACCGCCGCTTGCGGCAGCATTGGCGCGACGCTGACGGCCCAGTTCTGCTTCCGCCTCGGCTGCGGCAAGCGTCGCTTGCGCCTGCTCTAACTGCGACCGGATGATCTCTCCAGATAGCTGGAGCGACCGAACCTCGGCGGCGATCAGATCTTTCTTTGCGCCAGCGTACGAACTGACAACCTTTTCCGAAGCGTCAAGCGCTGCTGTGAACTGACGGGTCACGCGCTCGGCGTCAGTTTCGGCAGTTTCAAGGCTTACGAAGTAAGCAACCGCGATACCAATCGCGCTGGCAATCAATCCGATCGGACCGGCAAGTGCGGCCTGCACAGCGGCAAATCCTGTTGCCGCGACGCGGGCTGCGCCAATGGCGGCAGTGAGCTTGCCCAAGGCGCTGATAAAACCGAGCAACGCACCTGCAACAACTTTCGTCGCGATGAAGACCGCCAGCTCGTCCAGAACGCTGATGAACGCCTTGATCCATTCAATCGCTCGTTCCAGAGCGCCAGATTCTCTGATCTGTTTGACCCATTCGACCATTGCGTTCGTTGCGTCTACCAGGTACGGCAGAAACTCACTGGCGAGCGCATATCCGAGACCGCCCACGGAATCCATGAGCTTGCTCAGGTTGTCGTTGAAAGTCTCTGCGGCCTTAGCCGTGTCAGTGGACATGACAAGTCCGAGCCGCTCGGCTTCGTCGGCATATGCGGACAACCCGTCCCTGCCGGAATTGAGTAGCGGGATCAGGTCTGCCCCGGCCTTTCCGAACACGCGTGTCGCAAGTGCAGTCTTTCCGGCTGAGTCCTCCATCTTCGAGAACGCCTCGGCAACATCGACAAACAATGCCTCTGTGGATCTAAGCTTCCCGCTGGCATCGGTAACGCTGATTCCTAGCGCACGGAATACGGCCTGCTGCTGCTTGAGACCGCCGGCAGCATCGGCCGCAGATCTGGACAGACGTACAAGGCCAGTCTGTAACTGCTCAACCGAAACACCGGCCTGATCAGCGGCGAACCTGTATCCGGACAGTGCCTCGACGCTGATGCCAATTTTCTGCGCCATCTTCGCCGCCTGATCGGCGGCGTCGATGGACTTCTTGACCATGGCGGCGACGGCTACGCCAGCAACTGCCGCTGCCGCGCCAATCGCCTGGAACGTACGATTTAGACTGCGCTCCATATCGGCAGCCGTGCGCTTGGCGACACGATCCGCCTTCCCCATGTCGCTTGTAAACGAGGCGATGTCAGCCTCGACAGCAATAGCAAGCCTGCCTAGTGCAGCCATGGGTTCTCCAAAATAAAAAAGGCCCCGAAGGGCCTAGATGGGTTGTCGAGTCACACGGTCGACGCGAATGATTCGGCCAAGCCCAGCAAACGCTGAACGGACCTCTTCATCTATATCCTTGGCTGTCTGACCGATTTCATCTTCCAATTCCTTCCATGGATTAGCGAAAGCCATCAATTCCTTGGGCTTTACACGCTTCCCCTTCTTTGAGGCCTTGTTGATCTGGACGCTGGTTAACTGAGCCAGCGCCAATTCTGTTCGCTCTATGGCAAAACCTTCGCGAAGGTGGAAGGCGATCAGATAACGAAGTTCGGTTCCGGTTACTGTTCTAAGCAGCTCGCCGGGCGTCCTGCCGTATTCCCGAGCGATCTTGAAAATCAGTCTGAGTCGTCGGTCCCCAGCGAGTCCTTTCCCTCGGAATCATCCTCATCGTCACCCTGTTCGATGTCGTTGACCTCGGATACCGCCTTCCAGAATGCCATAGACAATGCATTCGGCATGCTTCTGGCGATGTTGAATGGAATGCCCTTGCCATCCTCGTCAACCACCGCTGCCGAGATCATCCGAGAACGGAACGACATCTCTGCGTCCTTGTTCTTCTTCTTGAGGCCGCGTTCGCCAATGGCCTCCACTTCCGACGCGGGCAGAACTTTCACGAAGAACTCGTACTTCTTTCCCTTGTAATCGAAGAATTTCGCGATCGGTTCAGACGAACTCGCCGCCTGGATTTGCTGTAGCAGATTCATGGTTCATTCCTTGGTGCCGAGCGGACACAAGGCGCAAAGCCACGGCAAACAGCCGCATTCCCTGCGCCGCCCGACATAAAGCCGTTGGGGTCAGCCGTTGGATTGCGGTTACGGGATTTCGAGGATGTCGCCGGAGACTCGGATCGAGATGTCGGCCATCCACACCGAGTCGATCTCGCCGGAACGCTGCAGCTGGTTTACGCCGCCCTCAAACAACATCCATGAGCGGCCGGACGCCAAAATGAAGTCGGCAGGCGGGCCGGCGTCGTAAGTCGGGTCGTTTCCGTATCCGTTCGAGAATCCAACGGCCCACTTGTAGTTACCGCCAGCCACGATTTCGCCGAGACGCAGGTAAGCAGGGCTTTCAAGATCGATTGCCATCTGGAACGTTGCTGTTCCGTTATCGATCAGACCGGGAAGGTATCGCCGTGATTTCAGATCATCGAGACAGGTGATATCGATCTCTGATGCCTGTCCGCCAACGCCACTCAGGCCGCGAATACAAGCAATCTTCAAGACCGCTGCATTGTCGGTATCGAGCAGATAAAGCTCGGTACCTTGGGTTTTAATCTCTGCCATTTCGGTGCCTCATTCGAATGAAGCCCGGAGCCGCGCCATCACGGCCGAGCGGTACGCCTCACGGCGTTCCAAACCCGCATGACCGGATGGCCGGTGAATCACGCAGGCAGAAAAAACCCGGCTTTCGCCGGGTTTCCATGGATGGTTTTGCTAGCGTCTTTGCCAGCAGGTGAAGTCGAACGAGACTCGCCAATTTCTGGTTTCGATATCTCGATCGGTGAAGTTGTATGTCACGTAACCGTGAAGTTCGAGTGCGTCACGTACTGCAACAAATACGTTGTCTGCGTCAGATCTGGTGTTAGCGTAAACGTCGAATTGCAGACGAAGGCTGTCGATAGAAGGTGCGCAATCCAGCTTGTGATGAGGCGTACCTGCAATCAGTCGATAGACTGCGGCGGCAGGTCCTGATGAAGGTTTCGGCTCGGTCTCTGGAATCTCGTCGCGAAACACACGCATCACAGACGCGGGCTTTAGCAACGAAACGACATCCGGCGATGCGTTCATCCATGACACCACAGGCGGCATCATGTCTTTCCCCTCGTCAGCTTGCGGACCGCCATCTCTATGGCCTTGGCAAACGATTCTCTGAACTGCATGGCGGCCTGCTCTTTTTTCGATTCGAATGCAGGACGCATGAATGGTTGAGCCGGCATGTTTTGTGTGCCGAACTCGATCATCATGCCGTAGTACGCGTCTCGCACGTCATAGGTCTTCCCGACTTTGCCTTTTCGAACATTTGCCCTGGTGTTCGCGTAGTGCCTGCGCTTTCGCCGGACTTCGATGAAATATCCTTCCCGACCCCTTGGATTCTTTCTCTGTCGAGCGGTGACAATGTTTTTTTTCAGAAGCCCAGTATCTTCTGGTGCGTTAGCGATTGCCTGATCCTTGATGACCTTTGCAGCCTGAAAGATGGCGTATCGAAGCGGACCGCCACCCTTGCCAGCGATGGCGTCCGGAAGTTCGCGAAGGCGCCTGCTAAGTTCTGCAAGCCCTTCGACTCTGATCTGTGCCATCAGGCGGCATGCCAAAGATGCGCGTATGGCGCGTCTGCATTAAGCTCAGGAGTGCCAAGCGTCCAGTGCAGAATCTTCGGGTACTCAGGCATATCGTCCACCCCGACAAGCACGTTCCACTCCTTCGGCAGCGATCCAATTTCATCATCGTGCAGCCAATAGAAGGCATGAAGATCGCGCCCAGGGCGTTCGTTCACGTCCTGCAAGCTCAACCTTCTGTTTGCCGGGTGGTCAGCATTGATCAGCATCACGCTCGACCAGTTCTTGCGCGGGTAGCGTGTCTGCACCTGGCCGTCCATCTTTTTCGTGCCAGAATCAGGCATTGAATGCTTAACACACATCACCGCATAACGCGGATCAGCGAGAGCGAACAGTTCCGCAACATCGGAAACAAACACCACATCTGAGTCAACAAACAAGGCCCATCCTTTTTGTGCTAGATGGGGCACAAGAAACCGGCTGATAGCAAACTCCGTAGCGCACGGCGCATTGCTATGAAGGTCATAAATGCCGCCGCGATGATCCTGCGACCTTCGTAGTAATCCCGAAGCAGCCAGCGTGTCTGCCTTCAGCGGGGTTACCAAAACGTTGGGTGAGCGCCTGCGAAGGCTGGACTCTGTCTTTTCGTAAGACCTCTTCTCCCGAGAGTCCCATCCGATGTATACCCTGTGCATTAGCGGCATACCGCAATAATCGTTGTGCCTGAAAACATATTCGCCTCGAACTTTCCGAAGTGAGATAACAACTGGTGCTTCCACCAGTCCATGTTTTGCTGATTCAAATGCGCGTTTCGACCATCCGGAAGGAACTTCCCGGCTGGCCCGGTGTGAATGGTGACGAACGCGACCCTACCGGTCGCGCTTCGAAGCGAAGCCAGCACATCTGATAGGAACTCCGGTTCAACATGTTCCAGAACATCAATGCAACAGACCAAATCAAACTTTCCTTTCGGAAAGTTCGATATCTCTGGAACGCAAGGGTCATATTGTTCGAACCTCGCCTGCGTCTTTACGCTCTGACGAAGCATCCCTTTTCCGGCTCCGTAGTCCAGAATTGAACGCGGCCTGATGCGATTGATAAGCGCCTGAACCTTTGGCGCCATTTTTACCGACGCAGCTCCGTACCTCTGATTAAGGTGCATCTCTTCCTGCTGGAGCCGGTAGGATTCAGATAGCATCCGGCCAGCCCATGATTACGTCATGCTTCATGCGGTGCAGAACATTTGCGCCCATTGAAGTCAGTAACGCCACCGGCTCCTGTAGCCTGTAACGATCGTGTTGACCGTTACTCTCGACAACGATGACCGGTCTGCACTTCGCGATCGTTTTGGCCGACCCTTCCAGCACAGCCGATTCGTAGCCTTCGGTGTCGATCTTGATGAAATCAACGCACTCAAGGTCAAGCTCATCCAACGACACAATCGCAACGCCTCCGTTTTCTGTGACGCAAGATTTGCCACTGTTTTCCGCATCAACGACCAGCCCGACTAGCCCCGGCCCTTTGCCGACGGCAAGCTCATGGATTACTACGTTATCTACGCCTTCCATGTTCCTGCGCCAGCAGGATGCGTGTTCAGGAACTGGCTCAAAGGCATGGACCAGATCGAATTCGCGAGCCAGCCACATTGACCAAAACCCAACGTGAGCGCCAACGTCAACTGCAACCCTGCGGGTCTTTGTGAATGAAAGTGCCTTTTGCAGCTTGGCGAACTGATACACGCCGACAGAACGTTCGCCATAGTTACGCATCGGCTCCTTGGCCATCATCCGCTCAAAGTGCATATCAGAATCAGGCAGCCAGATTCCTTTCGCCATCTTCATTTCGCGCACATTTCCATGAATTTTTTCCGCGGACCCTTGAAGTCCCAGATCGGTGTTTTCGGACTCTGGCCTGAGCTGAATGAAGTGAACACATGGAACATCGGCATGAAACAAACCTTCACATCGTCAATCGTCCTGACAGAGTTTTCACTAGGTTGAATCTTCATGTATGACACCAGCGCATCAATGTCTGCGCCCCAAGTCAGCGACGCTGGTGGCAGCGACTTTGCGTGTTCGGTCATCGCCAACCACATGGAATAAAGCTGCTCTGATGGCAGGAAGCCAATCACACTATTGACAATCGGCTTGGGCTTTGTGCGAGTCAGCAAAACCAAATCCCAATCCCCGAAAAGGCAATCCAGTGGCCCCTTTACCAGGGAGTCGGGGCTCACCATCACACTCGGGCCTTGGGCCTGACGTATGGCCTCGGCCTGCGCCTGGAGTATCCACAGCATCAGGCCAGAATCTTTCGCATTGCCGATCCGGATGTCAGCCGCAATGTCAGTTACATCGTCCGAAACGACAACCGTTTCATATCCCTGCTTTGCTGCGCTTTTGCGTAGCCAGCCCATCGCCTTGCGCCAGTCAAAGCCAGACTGGTTGCTCTGCGCCTTTGGTGGCAAGCTGCAGTCCGCATAGAATGTGACGATCTTCAAACCCACCCCTCGACACGCAAGTGCCCGAATAACGCGCCGCTTGAAAGCTCATCCCTTCTCCATTGGCAGTACGCGATATCGGACAGTGCGGCCAACCTATGCTCTGCTGACAGCGGAACAATGCTTTCCAAATGCTCCAGATCGGCACGGTAATAGACCGCTCCAGGCCCTGACTCTGCAATCACCGGAACGCCGTGCAATATCGCATCGGCCCCGATGTTCCCCGTCAGGCAGACAACAGCCCATGCGCCACGGATCGCTTGTACGACGCTGGTGAGTTTCGAACTTGGAACCCCACCTATAGGCGGGTTCTTCGGTTTCTCCCGGACGATGATCTTCCTGTCCGTGATCTCGCGAAGCCGTGCATACATACCGCGCTCCCACTCACCGTAGGACAGCCCCTTGATGCTGCACTGCTTGCGTCCAATCCCGCAGAGCAAAACGTACTCACCACGCTTGGTGACCGGCTCGACATTCAGGCCAAGCGAATTGAATCTGTCAGCTGGGTGAGACCTTAGATTCAGGTGCAAATCCGGTTGCTGAGCGTTGATGGAAATCCGGAAATGCTTTTCGATCGGATAGCCGGCGAAGTACCCCTTATCCCCCACAACGCGAACCGCGTTCACGTGCCTGGCAAATGGCTTTGCCCCCTCCCCCAATCCATACATCCACACCAAGTCGGCGTCACCGCCGTCCTCGTCCACCGGCAGAACATCGCAGTCAACCCCGTGGACTCGACAGCCCGCCGCGAAGGCCAATGCCAGCTTGTGAATGCGCTCCGGGCCGTGCCAGTACGCTATTGCTTTCACATCAACCTCAAGAATGGTTCTCCAGTTTCGATTTCGTTTACCGTCCACTGCGCCCATGCAAGTCGCCTAAACATTGCAAGGCGATCGGCATCGGAACGCTTGGGCGATCCGCCAATATCTGAAATAGGCAGGGCTGCCTGAGCGCCTATCCATCCGGATAGTCCGTAATAAACAGGGACGCCGAACAACAGCGCCTTCAATGCAGCGCCCGATCCCCAAGTCACTACATAGGCCGCGTGAGCCAGATCGTCGTTCAGTGGCTTACACGGTCGTATGCCTGGATGCTCACGAACACGGCCATATTTCGCAGCGGGCCATGATCTCGGCATGGCGATCCCCGGTTCACCGATTCCCCTCTGCGGCAGAACGACTACCTCGTGTCCGCTTCGCCACGGATGCAGCTCGACGCCGTAACGATCCCATCGATCCGGACCTTCGTCGTGCCACAAACCCAGGCCGTTGTGGTGTCCGATGGCCAGTGCAAACCACTTGATGCCGAGCCACTCTTTACCTAGATAACCGTTCTCCGCAACCAGTACCGTTGCACCGACGGACTCAAACCGCCGTGCGTCGTGTTCATTGACGCCGCTGCGGTTCCAGATCAGGAGCACATCGCCAGGCTTCGGGTCAGGTAGTTGTTCGACCACGCGGCATCCAGCGCGAGTCAGTCCGGCGGTGAAGCTATCTCGGCGATAATTGGGGCCGTTCCGAAGAAGGTTCAGCGCTCGCACAACACATGCTCCAGAGATTCACGCCGGAAACACGTCAGCGCTGTTTCACGAGTGGCGTTCACCACGTCTACGCCCGCTTTTTCCAGATCACGAGCCAACGGAACGAATCTATCGGCCCAGGTTGCGACCGGTTCTGAATTGCCCCAACCCTTTGGGTAATCTTCGTGGAAGTGCTTTGTAATCCCGGCGTGACGCATGTCGAAGCCGAGCAGGATCATTCTTCGAACACCCCAGTGGTACGCCAGATTCAGTGCTTGATATCCGCTGTTGCCACCAGAATGAACTGCATTCGTGTCACGGCATAGTCCAGGCAAGAACCGGCATTCAATGAAATTCAAGCCGCTCTCGTCGGCTCGTCTTCCGGTAGTCCATCGTTCGCCTCGAAATCCAGATCCGTATCGTTCCCACCATTTTCTGTCTGCGGCGTAGAGCACGTCGCTCCACGGGGCAAGCTCCCATGCCCTGTTGATCGCGATGACTCCGTTTCCGGTTCGCTCTCGCCATTGTTCGACAAGATCGACGTCGGATTTGTTGAGGCTCGGTCCAGACGCGATGATGCACGCGGCCGGCCACCGCGGAGAGCCAAAGGGGCTTTATCAACCTTGGCTTCACGTATCAATCCAGAACGTTTCCAAGCCTTGATCGCATCTTCTGGAACATTTACAGGATCACCCTCTCGAAACTCGCCATAAGGCGTCGATCTGAAAGAGCGTGTAGCTACATATGTCATGAGATGAATCCTCAGCCTTGATTGATGCCGTTAGTGACTGGCAACGTCATCCACTCCGAACCGCTATTGGGGTCTGGGATGACGCCAGCAATGTTGTAGATAGTTCCGCCGAACTGGATACGACACGAGTGATCGATATTTGATCGCGCTCGAATGGTGATGCGAGCGGTCACTTCCGACTGGATGGCCTGCGCAGACAGCAATTCTCTCGCGCTCAACGGCTCTATTGAGGCCCAGCATTCTGCGACATTAGACCATCCCTCTCCGATGACATCGCCATCGTCGTTAACGATAGACTGCATTCGCTCTATGGTGATTCGATGACGGAGCTTGCCAGGATCAAACAGCTTCATTTCAGCGTCGGCAACCTATGTGTATACAGCAACGCGACAACGGGCCGAGGCAAAAGGAACTGATCCCAGTCCTTGCCTTCAACGCCGGTTGGATCGCGCAGAAAATAACCGGCAAGATAGATCACGGCGCGCTGAATATCGGACGGAACGCCGATGATGTCGCCATTGCTGTCTATCGTGATTTCGCCATTTGAGTCGTGGTAATCAGCCTCAGTCTGATTCAGATGTCTCAGTACTGCAGCACTTGCAGCCTCAATAGCCGGGGCGACCGCTGGGTCATTTTCGTCATAGCGCAGCGCGATTCTCGCTTGTTCGACAGACACCAACATGGTTCAAACCCCGATTTTCACGGTCGGCGGCGGACCTAGATCTCGTCCGTGTTTTCCATCTACGCCGTCGCGGCCACTTCGCGCAGCAAGAGACCACTCATCTCGCAATTCAATGCACGGCTTTTTGTTCGTGTTCTTTGTAGCGATCCATAGGCCAGTAGGGAGCGAATAACAGTCGCCAGCTTGAGCCTTGCATCCCTCTCGCCAATAACCCTTGTAGTGAATTCCGCCGGCTGGATAACGGATCTCACGCTCTCCGAACTTCAGTGCTATCTCATGCGTTTTAGGGTCATATTCAGGGATCGGATCAGCCATGTTATTGCCGTCCTTGCCAACCACTTTCCCGAGGCGAATTGCATCACCCTTGCTGGTCGTGACGATCAGCTCGCCATCTCGATCGATCATTGCGCCAGCCAAACCAACGCCATCAGCGCCAGGGTCTCCTTTCTCGCCACGTTCGCCCATTTCGCCTTTCTGGCCGGTGGCGCCGTCTTTGCCATCGGTTCCGTCTCGCCCATCTTTGCCATCGACGCCGTGCTTAACCGGGTTGGCTTCAAAATACTTGGAAACACCATCGGCGACGTGCAGCGCAACCAAGGTCGACAGTTCATCTGTCGACAATAGTTCCTGGACAACTTCAGTGATATCGATTGGCTCGGCGTCCTTTCCGTCGGCGCCATTGTCACCACGATCGCCCTTGTCTCCTTTTTGAGGCGGATTTGCCTTGATGTATTCGGCAACGCGCTGCTCGATCTGTTCATTTGTCGGAGGCGGCCCCGGCTCGCCACGGTCGCCGCGCTCGCCCTTTTCCCCTCGTGGTCCGGTGTCTCCAGATTGGCCCCGTTCACCAGCCGGGCCGGTCTCACCACGCTCGCCGCGAGGCCCCGCCTCGCCAGGATCGCCTTTCTCGCCACGTTCCGGCACGATGAGTTGGCGAGACTCGAGGGCCGAAATACGGCGTGTCAGCGGAATCAACATGTCCGCAACCATGTCGCCCAGGACTTCGCCAATCGCCTTGTAGTCAAGCTGCATCGATCAACATCCTTTTGTCTACGCGCTTGCGCATTTCATGGCACAAGGCCGCTGTCGCCATGGTGCGCGCCCCGTCTTCCGGCGCTGGTGCAGGATTGAACGGATCTGACAGCGCATCGCGTTTCGCGAGGGCTTCAAGACTGTAATTCTGCTGTTGCATGTAAACCGTGTCGCCGCCTTCAAGCGGCCACAATCCGAACTTCAATCGCGCCTCGTTCGGCGTGGATATCGACGAGCCAACAAGTTTTCCCTCGACCTCAGCCTGCTTTCCGGCATCCATGCGCAGCAATGGCGCTAGGTCAAGTTCAATACCATACGGTTCCGGCATCGACAGACCGGAATCGAGCAGGTATTCCATTGACTCGATGTGAGACTGAAGCGCGTCGGCGTAGTAGAGCTGATTTAGATCATCGACCTTCAGTCCGGCAGGAATTGATCCAATGCCGATCTTGAAAGGCGGAACTCCAAATGGCTGACAAATCTGTTCGTCGCTGTATTTCATTTGCTCGACGAGCTGCGAATCCGCCGCGTTGATCGCCATCTGCTCGTATTTCAGGTCACCACCGAGAATAGCGATCTTCCCCGCTTTTTCACCAGTGAAATTGCTGTCCCAATACTCTTTAAGCTCTGCTGCTTGTTCGTCGGTAATTCCAGCAGGCGCCGTCAGTATTCCGCCTGGTCGAGCACCGTTGCCAAAGAACGTTGCTGCGCTTGTCAGAATTTTCAGATTTTTGACAGTCGGCCAGTATGCCGCGCACAGCGGAGGAACGCCGATCAGCGGGTGGTGAAAAGTGTTTGCCCGGTCGTGGATGATCTCTCGTGCAGGAACGGTAACCTGACGGCCGCTGTAGCTATCCCCAAGCAGAGACGACACACTGTCGCTATTGAGCTGGTAAAAGACATCCCCGCTGTCGGAAACCAATGGCAAAACTCGGCATGGGTCAAGCACGTAAAGACCGTCGACCTTGCCGGTCTTGTCCCTGCGCTTCAGTACATAGGTGTTCCCATGGATCAGCTTGGAAAGCATCCATGATTCTCGGAACTGTTGCCCGTTTTGGTAATGATTGGGTGAATTGAAGAGCTGCTTCCATTCTCCTGGCTGGACTGTTTTCCAGATGCCGTTTGCGTAGCCTTGTTTCAGCAGGAACGGGAGCTTTCCGATGTCCTGAGAAATTCTGGATATGCAGGCATATAACGCCGGATAACACAATACGTCGCCACGAGTTTCGGTGACGTTCTTTTGCCAAGCGCCTGTGAACGATTCTGCGATGAGGCGCCAACCGCTACGATACGACGGGACTGGATTCAGCGCCTTCTTCGATCGCGTGATCTCAAGGCCAAACAGTCTCATGTCAATCCTGATCGCGAAGCGCGGAACGAATCTTTTCTGCGCCGGCACGGTGGTGGACGTTCAGACCGCGCGCATTCGCCAGCGCACGGAGTGCGTCAGGATCCATGGCATCGTATTCGTCAGCCGTCACCGGCTCGCATGACGACGCTGGAGCAGGCGTGATGGCGGCTGCCGGTAGGCCAGTGGAAGCCGGTTCCATGTGCCGCGTCGCGTAAGTCTGGGTCGCCAGTCGCGCGTATCCGACCCGAACCAATGCGCGAGCCTTGCTGTCGCCGATCGTTCGGCGCGAGCCTTTGGCGGGCCCTTTGAGCATCTCGACTTCAGTCGCCATGATGATCTCCAAAGGGGAAGCGCGTTATTGCGCTCCCCGGTGTGTAGTTGGTGACGCTGACGCCCGCATTCCTTCGCGCCCAGTCGTCGAATTGTTGAAGCAGGATCGATCGCCTCTGATCGCTCGTGTTCCGCAGCCCGTTCGTGTATGGGCCGAAAAAGTGAGATCCGTGCATGTCGAATCCGTAGAGACCGATGCTTCTGGCGCCTATCATCAGCGCGACATCCAGCGCCATGACGCCTGATCCTGTGCCGGCGCATACTGAGAAATACTCGGCACCATTGACATCGGTAGAATTGCAGAAGCGGAGTGCATCAAAATCCAATGCTTCAGGATGTTTCAACCACCAGCCTCGATCGGCAGCAACAAGTGCATCCGCTCGATCCACAAGCTGAAATGCGTTCCCGACCACGACAAGGCGATCGCATCTCAACGCATCCTCAACGAGTGCCGGAGCACTAGGCCCCGGCGCCAGCAGCGCCCAGGTTTCCAAGCAGAGAAAGGCGGCGGAGCGAACCCCGCCGCCACTTTCATCACGATGTCGGGAAACCGTCGATCCACTGGACAGCGCCAGAACGACGCGCGCCCCACCAGATGAACCGTTCAGCCCGGAAGGCGATACTGTTTGTCTGGAACATCGACACCATCTGGGCCGAAGTCGGCGTACCGCTGTCCATGGACGGGGCCGTATCCATGACAAGCGACGCCTCCGTGCTCATGTCCAACGTCACCGCCCCATCATCGGCCAGATATATCTCCGACTCATCGACAAGAATCAACGGAGCGCCACCAGAACCGCCGTTATTAGCGAGATACTGCGACACACGAAGAGGCACGCCCTCCAGTGTGCCACCCGTAGGGGTCACGCCAGGGAAGGCCGGTGCGCCGAGGGCGTCGCGAGTAAACGCGAGCAAGCGAGCAACTGCGGGGGTGGTGTAGTAAGCCGGACGTGCACCAATGAACGTGCTGTCCCAAGGCGCCCAAAGTCGCAGCAGCGCGGCTCGAATGTCGTCCGGATCAGTCGTTGCGGGACCAGCAATCGGAGACACGCCATTCAACAGGCCGGCCGGATTGACGTTGGCTACCGCAACGACATCTGGATCGAACAGATCCGAGTCGACGCGGGCAATCACAGTATCAGCCAACGAATCGCGCACCAGCATTTCCGCAGACGGATCAGAGAATCGAGCCAATTCCTGCGTGATAACAGCAATACCTGCGACCTTGGTGAACGGAACCGTGATTGCGGTGTAATCGAATTTCGTCACCGGCTTGGCGTTGCTCTGTCCAACCCAGCCCGCGGTTCCGCCGCTGGTCTGGCCCGCGATACGGACGTTGAACGGTACCGGACGAAACTGCGCCTGCCCGATAAGGGTGCGCGGCCGCAGGTATTCAATGAAGTCGCCGCCAAATGTCTGTGCATCAACAAGCGGGGCTGCCCACGTCGATTCCGTGGTGGTACCTGCTGAGACGGCAGCCTTCATCTGATACAGGCTCTGAAGGTTTGCGCCTTCGGCTTGTGCTTTCAGCGTCCGGACAACCGCTTCTGTCTGGGGATAGTGCCGCTGCGCTAACGTGAATGCGACTGAGTGATTTCCCTTGGCTGCCGTGAGGCACATCGCATAACGGGCGAATGCGATACCCGGATCGAGTTTCTCTGTCTTCTTGAGCTCAAGGCCGATACGAGAGCCAGCCGGCGCCCCTTCGGATGCCTTCGCCTGGTCGACAACGGACTGCGCGGTCTTTCCGGCGGATTCCTCCAGCCGAGCGAAACGCGCAATGTCGGCATCTAGCGTCTTGATGCGGGACTCGATTTCGTCGAACTCGGCCTGCGCGGCCGAGTCCATGGTCTCGCCCGTTTCGATCACGCTTTTCGCGATCTCCTCGTGGCGGGCTTTCTGCGCATCGCGGGTCGCGCGCAGATCGGCGAGATGCTCGCCGTACGTCTTTCCTGCCATTTCAAATTCCTACATTTGGGAATGGCTTCGCTTCTCAGCGATGCCTTTTCGTCCGTCTCACGACGGTCGTGCTTCGCAGCCCTATGGCCCTGCGGGGCAATGCCTGCGTCAACGTGCCGCGAGTGCGGCTATCACCGGCGGCAGTGCGGCCGGCGAGATAGGTGAAGGGCTAGGCCCTATGAATCTTCAGTGTCCCGCGCTCTGTGAACGCCATCTCGTCAGGTTTTTGTGCGCGGATAATCGGAACGGTGCCGCGCTTGGCAGCGGCATCAAAACGGCTGATCTCGCGAACATCCTTGAGAGAAAGTTCTCGCATGGACTTGACCGATGTAATGATCGCTTCTGGGAGCGCCGGCACAGAAACCGTACTCAGCTCGTAAATCTCGATTGAATGAAAATCAACGCCGCCGTCTTCCATAAAGGCGTACTTGAGTGGTCGAAATCCGATACTGACCGCTCGAACTATTCCGTACGAGATTTCGCCCCATGCTGTGTCAACCCGGTCCTTCAGTGGGCCAGGTTCAGTGATGACGGGAATCTCTGCGTCAAACTCAATACCGGCTTTGGTCGGCTTGCGGAACCGGACGACGCCAATCGGTTGATCGTGCCTGTGCTGATGCAGGAGAACAACGGGATTCTTGAATGACGCGCCCATCGGGTTGATGACATCGCCAACGCGATCCGTCGCTGGTGTGGTGGCCCATCCGCTGAAGGTTCTCCGGCTCTCGTCGACCGCCTTCACTTCGAAGGCGGCGAACGCGCGATTATTGACTTCCATATTCGTCTCCGCGCTCATCCGAGGATGAGCATCCTGTATTCGGGTGGCTTTGCTGGTTCCGCATTCAGTGACGCGCCGATGGCCATCAGCAGCGCGGTCATGTCGTCGATCTTCTCGGGCGCGCGCTTCTTGTCTGGCGCCATATTCATGTTCTGGTCTGTTCGTGCGACGAGGTTGCTGGCGCACCAGGTCAGTACCGGATCCTTTCCGTGCGCGAAGTTGCCGGCGATGTACGCACGCTCAAGTGCCTGCATGGCAGGGTGGTACGATTTCGGCCCCTGGATGAACTGAACCATGGGCAGGCTAGCCGCCGTCAGTCGATTCACCAGGTCCGATGCGTTCCAAGCGTCATACGCGATCGCGCCCGGCTTGAATCGTTTGCAGGCCGCGAGAATGTCGGCCTCGACCTTCTCGTAGTCGCAGACATCGCCATCGGTCTGGATGATGTGACCGGACTGAACCCATGCCGCATACGGAATCGTGCCGCGCTCTGTGCGCTGCGATACCGCGTACTGCGGCACCCAACGCAAGCCCCAGGTGTAGTAAACGCCATCAACCGGCCAGACGATCCGGAATGACGTGAGGTCGCGAGTGCTGGCAAGGTCCAAGCCGGCCCAGCAAGGCTTGCCCTCCAGAAATGCAAGATCGACAGGACGCGTGCATTGAGCCCATCGTTCTAGGTCGATCCAAGCTTCCGCCGAGGCCGCCTCGCGATTGAGCCGCTTGATCTTGAACTCCGCCATCTTCGATGGCATCGACTTCGCTTCGACCGCCTCCTTGCGGATGGCGTTGAGCAAGTTCGGATTGACGTCGATCAGCGGGTTGGCCTTAATCCAAGCCGCCTCGTCGAACTCGCTGTCCTTGTCGTCTAGGGCGAAGAACAGGGCGAGGAAGTGGTCAGCCTCGTTGCCGAACACGCCTTGCAGAACCTGCTTGGCAAAATTGCGCAGGTCCGACCATGGTCCCGGATTCGGGTATCCCTCGGTCGTGGTGTATAGCCACAAGGGCGAGCGCCGAGCGCCGGCAGCCGAGGTCAGGACGTTGACAAGATCGGCCGTCTTGTGAGCATGAATCTCGTCTAGGCCGACATGCGACGGGTTCAGACCGTCCTGCGTGCTTGCCTTTGCATTGATCGGCTTGAAACTGGCGCCGGTCTCGAACCTTGCTATTGAACTGGCGAAACAATCCAGCCCGAATGCCTCGCGAAGGTCGGGGGTCTTTTCGACCATCCGTTTCGCGACGTTGAAAATAATCCGCGCCTGCGATCCAGTCGTTGCGGCAGAGATGATCTGAGCGCCCGGCTCATTCTCGCAACACTGGCAGTACAGCAGGATCGCTGCGGCCAAGGTCGACTTGGCGTTCTTCCGTGCCACCGCGAATAAGGCCGACGTGAACCGCCTCGATCCATCATGGTTTCGGAACCCGAACAGTTGAACCACAAAGAACACGTGCGAAGGGTGAAGCAGGATTTCTGCTTGATCCGTCCCGTCCGGGTTTTTCCAAACGCCCTCTACGTGCGGAAGTTTCTCGATGAAATCGCAGGCGTCGGTCGCGTGCCATGAATCGAATGTGAAAGGGGAAGATTTCGCCTTGGCGCGTTGCAAATCTTCTTTGAAGCGCTTCGCCGCCAGCCGAACCCACTTGCCGTAGCGTTTCCCCGCCTTGTCCGCAATCGCCTCATCGGCATAGGCCGTCGCGATCGCTACATAGTCACGCGGTCCGCTTGCCGTTTCCGGCGAATCGGTTCCCTTTCTTTTCCTCGCCAAGCGGTTTCACCTTGCCCTGCGCAACCGGCGTCAGGCCGAAGTCGTTGATCAATGCCCGGTACTGGGCAACCATGTGGCCGGTCGGAGACTCGCCGGCGGCGTATAGCTGAACGATCTTCCCGTGCAGTGCGCACAAGTGGCCAAGGGCCGAAATCCCCGCCTCAGTCAGCAGCCGATTGGCGTGAAGGATCGCCGCTAGTCGATCAAACTCTCGGATCGCATGTCCGTTCGGGAGCCAATCTGGCGCTGCGGGAATTGAGTCAACGAGCGGAAGATCGACGTGTGTATCCGGTGCTCGGTCGGGCCTCAAAGTGCCGGCCACCGCCTTCAAATGGGCCGGCCGTTTTCCTGGTCCGGGCATGGGATATCTCCTGATTAATCTGGTTTTGCAACCTGGCGGCGCGAATAAACACCTGTGCGCCCGCTGTCCGGCGTGAACGCCTTGGAATTTTTGGATACCCGCCCCCTGATTGGTTCAGACGCGGGATGGTCGGAGCGGATACCCATCAATACCGACCTTTTGAGCTAATCGCCTGCCTGTGTCCTTGGCGGTCTTCGCTTCATGACACTCATTACAGATTGCTCTAAGGTTCGACTCATCATCCGTGCCGCCGTTTGCCAGCGCCTGGATGTGATCAACCGCTGTCGCCTCCGTCACACGGCCGTCGAAGGCGCATGGCTGGCACAGGTACTTGTCACGCTCCAGGATGCGCTGCCTGAGTCGTCGCCATGGCCGGCCAGATAGGCCTTGCCTGTCTTTGCTGCGGTCCCAGGCCTTGCCTCGGGTTTGTCGCCTCACTTAGTCGCCCGCTTTCGATCAAGCGTCTTACGGATTCGTGCCGCCTGTTCCTTGAGCCACTTGGCCATCCGCTCCCGACGCTCCTTGCAGCCGCAGCTCATGGCAGGACCCCCGACCGTTTGTGCCAATCCGTTACTGTCCTGTACCCTCATTCGATAGCGCTCGAATTTTCCGTAACTGCGAATTCGCGAGGTGCAGCGCCGTCACCGCCTGGTCGTACATGCCCAAAATGTCGGCGTTGGTTAACACGTCGCGCCGGATATGTTCGATGCTAACCGGCTCAGTCAGCTCGTCCGGGATCGGCACGAACTGCCGAACCGGCACCTCGACTAAAACCGATTGGGGGGCCGTCACCGGCTCCTGCTTGACTCCACTGCTCGCGCAGGCGCTCAGCAATAGCAGGGCACACAGGCTGGTCAGCCCAAGCCCGGCAGTCGTCGTGTTCCACATAGGTCTTTTCCCTGTCGTGTCTCAGTGCATCGAGTGCCATGGCTGCGGCGCGCTTGGACGCGGCTAGCGCTTGACGGGCTTCTGTGATTCGTTGTTCCGTAGCTCGGTTCTGTCCGATCGCGGATTCCAATCGCTCTCGAAGGTCAAGAACATTCTCGTAGTTGGCGTCGTTGGCCTTAGTCAGATTACTAATAGACTCGGCGCGCGTGTCGGCAAGCGATTGCAGGTCGGACACCTGTTGCTCCAATTCCTGTATCCGCTCGCCTCTGGCGGTGTAGCCCTTCCACAGCAAACCGACACCGGATACCAGCAGTACGCCAAACAGCAGCCAAAGACCTGCCGACGTGATGATACCTTTCGTTCGCTTCACGATTCATTCCGCAATGAAAACAACGGACCACGAGCGTTCTTGTAGTACAGGTTCCGGCAGTGGTCCCGTTGAATAGTTGTCACGATGAGCGCGCTCGCCATGGTCTTGTTCGCGCCGTTCTTGAAATCGAGTCGCCGATCCATGTCCGCCAATGTCGCGTTGTCGAGCCGCTTGGTCTGCCACTGATATAGGTTGGTAGCCAGCGATGCGGACAGCAGCAGGCATAGAATGGACAGGGTGCGCATCACTTGCCCCGTAGCTCCTGAATCCAGCGCCATGCAACCAGCGCCAACGATTTCAGGCGCTCGGTGGATACGTAGCCTCGGCCGATGTAACCGATGGCGAGTCCGATTAGGAAGGTCATGTCTTCTCCGTCCCGCGCTCTCCGGCCCCGATCAGGTCGTGCCGGTTGTCGTCGTTGACGCCAGCGAGTAGATGGTCGATCCAGCCTGTCTTGCTCATCTGTCGCACCTCCTGAATGGGTGGACCGTCGCGATCCCGAATGCGTGAACACATCCAGCAATCGCAGCATTTTGGTGTTCGGGCGACCTTGCCGATCTGCCGCGGATTCAACGCATGGCCGTATTAGTTTCGACGATTGCGCTTGATCCGATCAGTCTCGTGCCGGCGGATCGACCTGTTGTTGCGCATGCCGCTTGCCCTCAACACGTTCGGCCTTGTGTGTCCGGTGCTTGCCGAACGGGCCGACGATGCCGCCACACTTGTTGAACGGTCGGCGCGACCAGTATTCGTAGCCCGGCGACTTACTTGCTTTGTGCGTACGGCTCATTCGACTGTGAAGGATTTCAGGGTGACGTAGTGATTCAGTCCTGACTCGCAATGTTCGCGCTCGGCAGCACGGCGGTTAGACAACCCTCGGACGAACTTGTAGCGGGTCGATCCGTCGGCATTCACGCCGACCTTGACGTAGCTCCACACCGGGCGACCGCTGTCGCTTACATGCAGTCGCCGACAGCCAAGCCTCCAATCGCCCCGGTTCCACGCCTTCATGGCGGACGATCCACAGGTAGCGCCCGATCCGAAGTTCCACGCATGCGAGCTTGCTGCGTCGAATACAGTCTGCGGCGGACGTCGCGTGAAACAGGCCAGCAATTGACGCTGAACCTTTTCGATTGCTGCGCGCTCCTCGCGCTGGCACTTTTCCTCGGTCCAGATTTCGCCGACGACAATCGGCGTATCCGTGACGTGTCTTGTCAGTCCACGGCATACCGTTGGTAGACCGCTGGCCAAACGATCGGCATAGACCGTGTATTCGCTATCGCCCTCCCATCGGCCTAGGAACGCATAAAGAATTGGCGAGCAAAGGACCAATCCCCATGCAGCCAGCTTTGTGGCCGGACGCATCAACTATCATCCTCTCCGATCGAGGCGGGCCGACCGGTATTTCGCAGCACTTCCATCTGTAATCGATGGCGTTCCGCACGACGATCGGCTTCTTCGAGCGCCAATCGCGTCGTGATCTTGTGATCTCTTCGGCGGTAGTAGTAGTTTGTGAGGAAACCTGCCATAGCGATCAACAAGCCCAATACAGCGACAACGTTGTTTACTGTCAGCCAGCCCGCAATCGTTGTCGATGCGCCGGCATACATGGTTTTGTTACCCGCAGACGCGATAGCAGCGTCTGTCAGGTGGTCACGCAGGCTCATGACGCCAGCCCCGGGTTTGCATGCTGGAACGCGAAGAGCTGCGATGTCGTGAGCGATCCCGATGCTGACGGCAAGACCGTACCGGCGAGCTGCCCAGCAAAATACTCGGCGCGCTTGATGCCCGCAGCCATTAGCCAGTACGTTCGGCCCGGAACGAGCTTGATTCGATTCGCTCGCGTATCACCCGGCACCGTCGACCACAACAGCCATGCGCCGCCGCCGCCGATCGACCAATACGGATCGTTGACGAACTGGCCGCGCTTGTCGGAAATTCCGACCAGGGCGCGCACGCCTCCGCCCATGTTCGTTCGCTCGATGCCGCCCTCGTAACCAGCCGGCGGCGCGATGAACTGGATGCAGCACACATCCGCGCGCTCGACGGTGACACGATCGTTCGCGTATTTGGTCTTCGGGTAATAGGCGTTCGCACCGACGGAATCCGTGTTGTACGGCGGACGCCATGCACCCAGTTTCGTCTGGAAATTGGGAACGCCAGTCCACTGCAGCCACGTGTAATTGCGGATGTTGAACTGCGGGAACAGCGTTCCGTATGACAGACCTGACGGCGGATCTACGGGACCTGGCTGATCCAGCGCTGACGCGAAAGCGTTGTTCGCACTCACCGCAGCGGCGGCCGCACTCACCGCGCCCGCTGGATAACTCGACATCTGCGACTGAATTCTGTCGGCAAAACCGCGAATCTCCGTCGGGGTGATGATCGGCGTTGGCATCAGTCGTCCTCGTTCACGGTCAGTGCCTGCAAAGAGGCCCAGTTGTGTGCGCCGCTAGCGAAAAATTCTCCCCAGTCATGGCACTCGGCGAATTCCATGCCATCAGGCATTTCAATCACGGCACTGATGCCTGTGAGCTGACCCGATCGAGCATCGAACAAAAGCCGCTCCAGAAGCGCAATCAAATCGGGGTTGCCACGCTCGGACTCTCCACCCTTTCCGACGACTGCCAACTTCGGTTTTGCCATTTCATGCCGCCCGGGCCAGCATGTTGCTGGAAACCCGAACCCGGCCAACCTCGCCGAATTCTTTGTGATACGTGATGACCGTGGCATCGCGCCCCGACATCCATCCGCCGCGGCTTGCGTAAGCGTCCGGCGCCGACAGCGTTCTGTGCTGTTCAACGACCATCAAGTTCGTCTCCTTCACATCGATGTGATGCAGATGCCCCATATGGGCATAGCTGTGCTTAGTTCGTCCGAAGACTTCCCGGAACTTGGCAGCAAACACATCGTCGATGTCCTTCACCCGCCGCTTGTGTCCGTGATGGAAAAACAGACTCGTCTTCCCATGTTCAATGCAGTAGTAGGGGTCAGGACTCAGGTCGACCGAAATTCTCGGCTCGTTCTCGTATAAGGCGTGCAGCCACTCCCTCAACCAGATTGATCCGGCTGGGTCATGGTTTCCTTCCGCCATCAGCACATGCACACGCTGGTGTTTCGCCAGAAGCATGCCGATGACCTTGCGAACCAGCCTTATCGCAACTCGCACGATCTTCTGGTATCGCGTGTCTGCATCAAGCAAATGCTTACTGGCCGGCGTGAGCGCCTCCAATCCATCGATATGAATGAAATCGCCAAGCTGGGCAAAAATCCCAAGTTCCGCATCGGGCGATTGCCGGATCGCCTCAGCGAACCAGTCAACCATAATCTGCTCAGCGATCGCCGTGTCCCAATCGGCCCCCGTTTCCTCGTGCCATGAAAGCATGCCGAGGTGGTAGTCGGTCAGGACATAACAATTTGCCAAGTCAGGTAGCGACCGCTTAGGAGTCGCCGCAGGCTTCACGCGTGGGATCGTCTCGGACATGGCCTTCAGACCAGTCTCGACCATCTCGCGCATGCGATCCGGATCGATCTGCGATTTGACCCACTGCGACCGGACTTTGCCTTGATCGTCGTAGAGCGTCGAAACACCCTTGACCCTATACCCATCAGGTACCGGGTGGCTCCAGTCGTGTGCCGGACTGAGACCGCGCGAAGCTTCACGACGGGCGGCATAGTCCGCCATCAAATTCTTCGGCGTCCGCTTGTTCGGGAACGGCGGCAGCAGGATGTTTAGCGAACGCTCGACCTTTCGGCGGCGCTCCTTGCAAGAAGTTTGCGAAATTCCGAGGCTGGCAGCGAAGTCGATCAGGCCGCCCTCGCCCGTTCTCGCAACACGCTCGTGGTAGGCCATCCACGCGTCGCGAAACTGTTCCGGTGTCATTCCTCGTCCCGAGTGACCGGAAGGCGAAGATCCTCGACGCCATCACGGACCATCAGCTCGGCCATGTTGTGAGGGATGATTCTCGGTTCGTTGTGTTCTTCAACAGGTGCTACAGGGATCCTGGCGTTGCGCGGCAAGGGTGCGCCAGCATCGCGCTCTAGCTCCTCTTGAAGCTGCGCTAGAGCACGCCATGCGACCTTTGCGCTGTGCCGGGTTCCGTCCTTGTCGAAACCGCCGGCATCAACCTGATGCCGAAGAATCTTGTTCGCATGATCTGTCGACTTTCCACGCGCCCAATGCATCGGCTGCCCGGGGTTGTGCTGGTCGTTTCCGATCTTGCTGACCCGAGCAACCTCAGCCAGAGCAGCCGGGAAGTAGTACAGCAACCCATCCGCCATCGGATACTCGTTCCGTTCGTCAGCGCCGGATGGGAGCGTGCCGGTCACGTGGACGGCCCCGATTGATTCCCGAACCTCATGCCGTTGAACCAGCGACGAATCACGTAACTGCGTGCAAGGCTGATCGCCGTGAACACCAGCCCGATGCCGAACGCATCGATAGGCGTCACGTTGAAGCCGAACATCGGCAGGACGATCAGGTTGGCCGTGAAGTTGATCGAGAATCCGATCCCGATATTGACCCATGCCTCAATGAAGGAGCCCAGTTTCGTTTGCACGTTTCCTCCCGAAATAGAGACAGCCCCACACGCTCACGCCGGGCCTTGGGAGGGCAGGAACCCGTGTGGCGGCGGGGCTGATGACGTTGCCCGTTTCGGGCTATGCATATTCGCAATTCATGAATTGACGTCTAAACGCACGTCAGCAGTAGATCGCGAAGCTGCTTCGGCGTTTTCGAATAGTCTGCGTCCAGCGTCGGGTTAGCTTCGGCCATGACCTCGGGGACCATGTACGGCCGCCGATCCGGCTGATACCACTTCCGGATATCAGCCATCACGTTGTAGAAATGTACGTAACTATTCGCGGCGCGACAGTAGGTTTCCAAATCGATCGGCGCATCGATCTCGCGTATGAGCCGAACGGTTCTGCGCTCGCAGTCGGCCTCGATCTCTCGTGAGGACTCTATCTGTTTCCTGATTCCCCTGACTCGCTCACCAGCAAGCCAGCCAGCCCAATTGTCGTGCTCCGATTGACGCCATAAAGGCATCCCCTCGGCCCATTGCGTGAGATGGCTGTATTCATGCAGCAGCGTACCGAGCCTCCTCGGGTGGCCCCACGCAACAGCAATGATCGGCTGATCATCGCCTGGGTAGAAATAACCTGATACCTGCAAACCGTCCGACATCACAAAATTGCCGGGCGATGTCAGCACGGATACGCCGAAGACGTGCGCTCTACGGGTTATTTCCCGCAGAATTTGATCCTCGGTCACAGTCTCTCCCTATGTAAATAGGCCCCGACTGTCAGACAGCCGCCGTCATTTCGATGGGTGCGCGCATAAGGCGTCTCACGACGAGCGAGCGCGAGGCGGTTTCGGTTGGCCATTCTGGTTGCATCACCCGAAACTGATCCCGGGTGCTGAAATTTGGAGCTTGCGGGCCGAACGCTACCTCGGCACTGTGGGCAATAGGCGCGTACCGGCGCCTAGTTTTACTTCCTCCCTTTCGGGCTACCCCCTGGACCAGCTTGCCGAAATCCTCGGCAACCTAACCGCGGCAGATGTGACCGGCACTATGTGCCACATCACGGACCGGCAGGGTTCTCGCTCCACTGATTAGCGCTTTCGCTCCAGCGCCGCCGCAAGCATTGATTTTTGTCGACGCTTTCGTCGAATTACGGTCGTTTCAGACGGCAAATCGCCGAGTGTGTCGAGTTATCGGCATGGTCCGCCATGTCGAATTCACGCAATGGCCTCTACTCAGGATGTGCTCGTCGCTGATGGTTTCCCGAGAGAGCCAGATGCGAACCCGGCCAAGCTGTACGGCGATCGACGATTCTCGGCCCACTGCTGTGTCCCTGGCTTTTGCAAGCCGGAACACTACGTCTGATTTTGCCTGGACCAGCTGTTCCCGATTACATCGGGACACGAACGCCTTGACCTGCCGCTCTGTGCAGTTAAGGTAGTCAAGCATTCGGTCTCCAGAAACAGAAAACCCGGCACTTGGCCGGGTATTGTTGATGCTAGTAAAGATAGCTTATTTAGTGGATACCCAAGGTATCCACTATGCGGCCCTTCCTAACGCATGCCTGAACTCCGAAGACGCCGTTATCTGGGCCTGCATCAATTCGGAGTACACCCAACGGTAAACATCGGTCCACGCCTTCGTAAAGGCGCGATGCGTCAGCCCCATCCGCTTCGATCGACGCCTGATCGGTTCCGGCTCGATACCTGTCCCCTTGCAATGCCCGCAGACGATGACCTCGCCGGATGCCTCCAGTTGGGCCTTTTTCTTGCCCTTGCAAACCTCGCACACGTCGCCGTGGATGATCTCCTGAATAACTGCCCTGACCAGCGCCATGTACCGATCGGCGTGAAACTTCGGCCAGATACCCGCGTTCAACGATCCGCGAAGTACATTCAGTGTCCCGCGCCCGTTGCTGAGCATCATTCGCAACTGATCGTTTATCCTGAGATTTTCTCGCCGGATGTACTCCGAGCGAACCAAATCGAAAACGTCCAAATCCAACTGCCGCCAATCCAACATTCCAGGGCAATGCATTCGCATCAGGACTTTTCCGCCGAGCTTGTTTTGCACCATCCCCAACGCTGCGGCGATGTCCTGATCGCTTAGCTCCTGAGTCCCGCCGGATCCGATATCGAATCGAGCGGTCTTTGGGTTAAGACGTGTTAGTAGCTCGCTCATACCGCCTCCAAAGTCACGTCAAGTCTCGGCCGGTTACGGTCGATCCCGGCCTTTCGGATGTGCAGCTCCACGATCTGCGAGTCATCCTCAAACACACGGGCGGCCTGCAACGCATCGCAGGCAGCCTTGTTGAGGTTGTCGATGTCGCGACGCCGGTTGTCCGGCATGTAGGCATCTACCGTCATCTTCACCGCCGATCTGCCCATGCTCGGGTGACGACCGATCATCACGATGTTTCCGACGAGACGCCGATACTCTCTGCCCTCTCGCGACAGCAGGACGCGGCCCTTCACGCTGCGCCAAATGAGGTTCACGCTGGGCGGCCATGGCAATTCGAGACGGATCAACGCTGCCTCCAGAATCCGAATATCGCCATGAAGTTGTCGGGAAATCCCAGACCTTTCCGCTTGTCCAGTTCACGCGCCGCTCGATCACGATATGCAGCTCGCTTGCGATGCTTGCGCTCCCAGCTGCCCGTTCCATGGCGACGCTCGCATAGTTGCCTAGCAAGTCGCTCCAGTGTGTCGAAGTCCGTCATGCGCGGCGCTTCCAGTTTCGGAAACCATGCCGCTTCATTTTGTGCTGCCGGATCAGGCGCAACTGACGAGTCCAGAAGTTGGAAACACGAAGCTCTTCGATTGCCCACAGAAATTGCCTTGACGCGCCGCCTAGACGATCCAGCCCTTCGGCCATGTCGATGATCGCGCTGGAAAGTGGCGTCGCTTTCATGCTGCCTTCTTCGCCAATCGGTTCAATTCCGCACGAAGCTCCGGTCCCGCCGCATTCCACAACGCCCGCTTCTCGGCTGGATTCGCGGCTTTCAACATCTCGACCCATTTCGGCGCTACATACCGTGCCCACGCCTCGCGATCGGTCAGGTACAGCTCGTATTCCTCGGTGTGATTCATGCAGCGACATAGGCGTACTCGACGCGGCCACCATCCCTGACGCGAACTCTGCGCAATTGGCCGCGCTTCCACTCTCGTCTAAGCCTTTGGCTCGCTGCGGCGATATCCAATCGCTCCATGTCGGCTAGCTGCCGAGCGGTCACTGGCCTGCCGTGACCGAGTGGGATAGGAGCAATCGGGGTTGTCAGTGCGCGTAGGTTCATGCGGCATACCTCGATTCGTAAGCCAGGTTTTCAAATCTCATCGTCGGGCCAAGCCATGCGGTCTTAATCATTCCTAAGGGACCGTGCCGATTCTTCTCGATGTTGATTTCGGCTATCCCTCGCTCATGGCTGTTTTCGTTGTAGACCTCATCGCGGTACAACATTGCGATGAAATCGGCCTCACGTGTAAGCTCGTCTGAGTTAGCCAGATCGCCAGCCAAAGGTCGTTTGTCGGCTCGTGTTTCTACTTCGCGCTTGACCTGTGCCAGTGCGATTACCGGAATGTCTAGATCACGTGCCAGGTCTTTCAGAGTTCGTGCGACCTCAGCGACTTCCTCGTCCCGCTTCTGAGCTTTGCGATAACGGATGCGCTGAACGTAATCGACATACAGGGCCTGTAAACCGTGCATCGATTTCCACTTGCGGGCGATTCGGCAAACCTCATCTAGGGTCGGAGCAGAACGATCGTAGATATAGAACTTCCGATCCCTCAGGCTGGTTAACGCACTGGTCAGTCGTGTCCAGTGCTCAGGCTCCAGCTTCCCGTTGCGGAGGGCTTCGCCTGGGACATTTCCTGTTCTAGCGATTAGACGCTGCGCGAGCTGCATCCTTGGTTGCTCGCCAGATATCACGCCGACGACTTTGCCTTCATGGCTTGCATGCTCGGCGAATCCGAACAACAGAGCGGTCTTGCCCATTGATGGACGTGCTCCGAAAATCATCAGGTCGCCGTCGTGGCAACCGCCAGTCCGGTCATCCAGCTTCGTGATACCCGTCGGTATCCCGCGAAGTTTTCCGCCTGCCTCGCATGCCTCATTGATCTCGGCCAAAGCTTCGCGCAATGCAGCATTGAGATCGGATTCATGGTTCGTCGACGTCTTCGACAAGTCCATCAAATCGCGAACGGCGGAATCGGTCAGGGCTACTGCATCGGAGTCGTCGAACGCCTGACTGGCGATCCTGGTACCGATGTCGATCAGGTTTCTCAGGACCGCTTTATCGCGGACGATCTTCGCGTACGCCTCGATGTTTGCCGCCGATGGTGTCGTGTTCGCGATTTCGATGACGTACGCAATACCGCCAACCTGATTAGCACCACCGTTGGACTGAAACCACTCGGCCAGAGTGACCGCATCCCTAGGTTGCTGACGATCGGCCAACGAAGCAATTGCACGAAAGATCAGCCGATGGTCATGCCGGTAAAAGTCAGACTCGGAGAGCTTGCCAGCGATGCGATCCCATGCGCGCTCCGACAGCATCAGGCCGCCAAGCACCGCCTGCTCGGCCTCAATCGAGTTCGGCGGAATTCGAATGTTCACCATTCCTCCCGCTTCGTTCGGGGTGAGACCGCCCCTTTGGGCAGGACGTTGCCCATGACCCATTCCGCCTTGAATCCAGTCCATCCCCGCTCACAGCAGGCCTTGAGTGCGTCTTCGAAAGACCAGCCAGCCTTTTCCGCTTCCCGCCGTATTCCCCGAACGGCAGTCTCGGTGATTGGGGCCTTTTTGGCTTTCCGAAGCGCCTTGAAGTCATTGACGACCAAAGGGTCGATTCCGTCGAACAAGTCAGGCGCGGATGCGCCTTTATCGTCTACGCATACGAATACGTCTAAGTGTTCATTTGCTATCGTTTGATCAGCATCTGCTATGCATGTGCTAAGCAGTTGATCGTCGGTTGATGGAAACTTGCTTTTCTTTGCTCGCGCCTGCTGTCTAAAATCCAGCATTTCAAGGTAACGCTCCCCGTCCGATGCCGGGTACACCCTTACAAGACCCGCGTCTGCACAAGCGTGCAGCCACTTGCCTACGTCCGAGTCGGAAACCTTGCTTAGCTGTCTTGGATAACACGCCGCCCGCAGCATCCCAGGATCAGCGTAATAACGGCCGAAGTCGTCCACTACCGACATCAATCGACGATAGAAGACCTCATCCGCCCATCCCAATTTCGAAATGCGAGAACTTGTGAGAATCCCCTCTCGCAGAATCCTATTTGGCATCGCGCCCCTCCTGGCGATGCAATGCATTGAACAAGTCAATCGGTGATTTCACGCCACAAAGCCGTTGCCATAAATCTGCCCGCTCCGAATCGTCCCGACATCCACGCCGTAGCGCGTCCAGCGCGACGCTGTACGGAGAATCTGGCGTGATAGGGAGACCGGTGCGGGCGGGTATCATCGTTTTCCCATCGCCTTTCTGAGCCACGACGACACGCGCGAATCCTCCGGTGTGAACTCGATGATCGGGTCCACGTCCTGCGGACGAGCAAATGACATGCGCTCGCTGCCATCGATCTGCACGGCCAAACCAAGCACGGTGGCCTCGCGGTCCTTGTCGGGTCCCGTCAGAATCCGAACTCGGGAGCCGGGTTTCACGGCCGTACCTTGAAACCGATGTGATCGGCAGCGATCAGGAACACGGCTGCCACGCAACACGAGACGACGCCGATCAAGACAAACGGAATCGCAATGATCGTTCGGAGGGTTTTCACGAATGACCCTCCGTCTTAGATCCACAGTTGTCTCTTACGCGGCACTGATAAAAGAGCTTGCCATCAATGCTGATATTTGAAATAAAGTTGGTAACCTCATCGTGATCCATATCCGTGAGGCATGGCCCTGACCATTCAACAGATACGCCTCTTACACAAATACCCATCTCGGCGATTTCTCGTATAGCTTGGAAGATGATCTCGCGCGGGGTTCTCATGCCGCCTTACTCCATGCCGCTATGGTTGCTGTGACGGCAGCGCGGTTGCGATCGCGCTCCGTTACCTTCCCGGTCATCGCACGAAGCTGTTCCTGTCGCTGTCGATATTGGCGCAGCAGGTTGCAGCCGGTCGCGAAGCAAAACAGCGCCACCTTGTTTTCCGGCATCGATTTTTTCCCTCGCCTGATCTCGCTCAAATAGCTGTCCGATGACCAGCCGCACAATTGCGCAATCTGCACCTGTGTCCGCCCATACTTTGCCCGGCATATCTCGATCGATCGTGCAATCGCCTGATCATCTGACCTGCATAACTTGACCACGCGACCAGGCACGTCGATCGGATCTTGGATACCACTAACCCACGGAAAAGATTGTTGATTCACAAAAATTCGCCCCTGTTCGCAAATGTTCGCTTTAGTTCGCAAAAGGCAGTGGGTTAAAAAGTCAGCATGAACATCGATAAACGAATTCAAAGTGCGCTCGCCCGCATCCGGCGTATTAAGAACTACGGCGAGAATGTGATCTGTTTTGAGCGGGTCTTGCTTCAACGCGAACTCAGAGCCGCTCGAGAACGAATGAGCGGCGACGAGTGGTCGGCTTTCATGGGGCAACTCGTAAGGGCCCTGGCGCATCGCGGGGACCGCGTGGCATGTCGAGAGGACGATCGCCGTGAATAGGCAGCCGGTGAGCCCAACCAAGCGCCACGGAGCGCCACACATCGAATCATTCGACATGAGTGACCCCGCTGGGATTGGAACCGCCCTGCCCCCGGTATGCTGGCTGCGCCCCAACAAGCACACCAAGGGAGGGCGATATGGGAATAAGCACACCGCATGGCGCTGTGCAGGCCGCGCTCGGCATGACAGCCATTACCACGTACTGGCTGATCTGGACCTGGATCGTCATTGCGCACCTGTTTCTGATCCAAATAGCCGTGATAGCCATTTGGGTAACAGGGGCCACCTTCGACGACGTTTCTGCCTGGCTATCTGCATTGCTTCAAACCAGAATTGCCGCAGCTCTGTCAGTTCTTGGTCTGTCAATCCTGCTGCTGGTTGGTCTGTACTGGCGAATTGTGAAATTGGCGCATGGCCTGATTGGCAATCCTGGGTCGAGGATCCACCGGGCGATCGAGGATGTGATCCGCAAAGCGGCGGAACGATACGATCACGACGCGCGGGGTTGATCTCGCTCATCTCACGCCGCCTCCCGATCGATCGGCGACGGCCCGAAGATGTTGGGGCGCTGATACGATCTGCCTCTCGATGGGAAATGGGAGACAGCCATGGAACGACTCGGGCCGCACAATCTGACGCGAACGGAGATACTCATCCTGACCGCCTCGGCCAGCCACAAAGCCGACGAGCTAATTCAGCAAGCCGAGGACGCCGGCGAATCGATCGAGCGACCGACTGCGGTACGCATAGCTCTAAGCGCCCTGTTTCAGGACATGGAATTAGTCCGCGATCCGGTAGCGAAGGCATACGTTCGGTCCAATTAGATTCATGCGGCATTTCTGGCGGCCCTCTGCTTCGGAGCGGATGCTTTCGTGACGCCGACTTTTCGGCCGTCTGGCTGATACGATCCGATCATGGGATTGTTGGGAAAACTCAAAACGCGCATCGCGCGATGGTGGCAAGGGACGTACATTCCGCCTCCGAAAAACAATCCCGCAAGTCGGCTGGTTTTCATCTCGACTGGTCGATACGAACGGCCGGCCCTACGCCGAGCGCTCGACGCCTCCTTGAGCTGGTTGAGAAAGAACACCGACACGATCGCCTCGCGGGTCATCGCTGGAGCAATCCTTGGCGTGCTCGGATTTCTTGGGATCGTTGGCTGGCGCTGGCTGTTTGGCTGACCCGGGCACAAGAGACAGGCCGGCATCTAGCACAATCGCCGGCACATCGAATGGCATGGTTTGAAGAAGCCGGACCAGCGCCTCTCGCTCGTAATGTCGCAGTGGGCGTTCGGACGTCAGGACCAATGTCTGCCCCGGTTGAAGCGCGTCAATCACGTGTAACGCCTCTGTCGAAAAGAGAGGCTTGTGGCGGAACCACGAAAAGATGCGCGCGAGCATTAGGCGGCCTCTCGCTTAGGGCCGACCGCGACCTTCCGCCCGTCTGGCAGGGTGTGCCATTCGACGTCGGAGCGGAGGATTTCGCAGGGGATGCCGGTGGCGGCTTCGATAGCGGGGCATCGGTCGGGAGGGATGGGCCTTTTATCGACTCGCCATTCATTCACCTGCTGGGGGAACGCATTGATTTTTCTGGCAAGTTCAGCCTGTGATCCGGCGGCGGCGATCGCTCGTTCGATTGGATTTGGCTCGGACATGATGAAACTAAAGCATAGCTTTAGCAAGAAAGTCAAGCGACGCTTTCTTACCCAGCCAGGCGATGCGTCGCATCATCAATCCATGCTTGATAATTCAGAATTGGCGCGAAGGATCCGCTTCGCCATTGAAAAAGCGGGGAGAGGGACGGCCGCCAGGATCGTTCGAGAGATCGAGAGGGCGAAGGAAAGCTTCACGGCACAGGCCATTACCGGATGGAAGCGCACGGGAAAGATTGATAGAGCCCATATCCCTGTCCTTGCTAAGGAGACCGGACGCAGAATTGATTATTTTCTGGATGCGTCGGTTTCTGACGATGAATCCCTCGACGCGTCTCAGTTCGCGCGACTCCGCCGAGAAACACTGGTGAACATAATCAATGCCGCCGAGGAATCGAGCGACGGGCTGACTGAAAAGGGCCTGTTAAAGGCATTCGATTTGCTGGTCGGTCCTGATGCGGAAATACACGACGTTCCGGACCAAGATAAATCACGGAAGCCGGACGCGAAAGAAGATGCCGCTGACGAGGGACGAGATCAAGGAACTAGCGCAAATCCTCGACGCGCGCGCGGGCCTGGAAAGAAGGGCTAAACCCAAGCTCCGCCTGATCACCCCACCGACCCCGAGGCTGCTGGATCACATCGCCCGCGAGGCGCACCTGAAACGGATTCTGTGGCTGGCCCGGTCCTACCGGCTGGAATGGCTCGTTGACCAGGCGACCTTCGGCGTGGCGTCAGTCACGCTGCTGGAGGACTGCGACCTGATCCGGCTGCTGCTCGACATGGAGCGTGCGCGCGAGTGCATTGCGGACGGCGTTTCGTTCGAGGATGCGGACCTTGTGCGCAACGTGACGGAGCCGGGCACGGCGTCGAGGATCAGTCGGCAGCTTGAGGCCGAAGCAGATCGCGCGTCGATTGCCGTCGAACGGATGGTCGCCCGCCTGCACAAGAAGTCTCCGGCAGAGCCGCCGTTTTAGGGCGACCCGCAGGAATTGGTTATTGGGCCTCGATTTCAGCCTGCAACCGGGCGATTTCGGCTTGGATCGCCGACATGCTGTAGGACTTGCCCTCGATCACGATGGACTCAGGCGTTGTGCCTGCTGTGCTCGCATCAGCCTTGGCATCCAAAGTCGCGCTCATATCCAGGTTCGGATCAGTTTTCAAAACCCCCTGCTGGCTGTCGGCAGCCTGTTCGGCAAGGGTATTGCCCATCATTCGTTTTCCGATCGATGGCAACCCAGCGCCCGTGAGCGAAGTCCCCTTGCGATACGTCCAAGAGCGGCCGATCAGGGTATCTACGCTGTTGTTGAAGGCGTATGCCGTGTAGTGCGTGCTCGAGCTATCCAGCAGCACCAGCCATCTGGGCAAAGATGGATTGTCCGTGAGTCCACCCAATGCAACCCGAGATGCCGCACCATCCACTCTCCGGCCGCGGAAGCCGCCTGAAACCGAAGTATCGAGATCCTGAAACCAGAGGATTTCCCCAAAGTAGATGCCCAATGACCCGTCGACGAAGGTCCAGATGCCGAGCATGATGTTGGGGTCGCTCAGGCTGTTCGCCATGTAAATCTGTCGCTGAATCGGGATCACAATCCCGCCGGGCAGAAGTATCTGGCCAGTCGTCGGTGACGTGAATTCGAAGGTCGCCTGCCCCTGGTCGCCTAGTGTTGGGGCGCGATAGGGGCACCCGAAACACTGACCGTTCGTCGCAGAGGCCCAGTAGCCCGTCATGCGACCGGTGTCGCTGTTCAGGCGCCCGAACGTGGTGAAAAACGCCGACTGGACGCCGTTGGGCTGGAACCCGTAATAGGTCACGAAAATGCCGTCGTCCTGCAACTCTATGCCGTATCCGCGACCAGACTCGGCCGGGTTCCACCACATGCCCGGCTCCGGGATCACCGCCTGAGCCTGCGCGCAAAACCCAAGAACTGCCGCCAACAAGGCTGAATTGATCGATCTGAACATCCTGTGTCTCTCCAGTAAGGCCATCGGCCATTCCCTGTAAGGATGCCTCAACACGCAGGCTGTCTCACCCGCCGTTGCACAAGTTCACCCTTACGATAGACGGAAACTATCGATCTGTTCGAATCGATCGCGCCAATCCATGAAGAAAACTAAAGCTGCGCTTGACATATAACTAAAGCGATGCTTTACTTGCCCCATCCACAGGAGATGGGCGGATGGGGATCACGGGGAATATGTTGGAGCTGGTGCGGGGCGAAATGCCTCTGCACCACCCCCTACCCATCGCGTGGCTTCGGAAGCACGAGATCGAAGCTGGCCCGTGCGACTTTCCCGCTTCCGTAGGCGACCAGTCCGCAGTCCGTGCAGGCGTAGCAACGGGGATGATTACTGACGGTTGGGAAGTCTGTTCCGTGCTCGGTGAGCAGCAGGACGGCGGAGCGTGGCTCAAGACGCTGCGGAAGCGGAATGTACTGGCGCTGATTCTGCACAAGCGCAATGTGACCTTGCGGCCTGAGCCGCAACAGCTTTCGGGCGAGCTTCATGGCCCAGCCGTCTTTTTCCACTCCCTGCCAAGTGCAGAAGCCTGCGGAGTAGACCGTTACGGCTATGAACCCGGTGTTTATGACCTTGACAGCGAGGCGATCCGGCTCGTCTCCGCCCTCGAACCGTACTTTGACGCACTCGACCTTCAATCGGGCGATGTCCTTCCACCAGGCACGGAAGGCGTTGTAGATGCCGAGGACAGCGCCGAGGACGGCAATGGCAAGCGTAGTGATGTCGATCCACGTCATATCGGCGCCTCCTATCCGAGCGCAGATCGTAACGCGGAGGCAGGCCAATGATCCGCCGCGCCCTCATCCTTATTGCCGTGGCCGTCGGCGCCCTTGCCGCGATAAAGCTGTTCACCAGCATCGGCGCCGACCTCAAAGCCGCAAGCGAGTGCCGGGCACTGCGGGGTGATCTGTGATCGCCGTGCCGACTCATGATGCGGCGTACGAGCGCGATGTGCTCAGTCAGGACGCCATCGAGCGCATGGCGTTGCTGATGGCCAGTGACCCACACGCCATTGCGAAACACGTGCTGGTCGAGACAACGTTGCAGGACTCGACCAAACGCATGATCGCGCATTGGATCGTTCGCGGGATCGAGTCCGGCGCGTTGCCGGGGCGAATCCGGGACGAGTTTTTCGCCGAAATGTGCGGTCCCCGTGCGTACGGGATCTGCCCGGCCGAAGAAGAGCTGCGCGAGGCTCGCGAGCTGGCGGTGCAGCCATGAGCGCGACAGTCACCGACATCACCCGCATTCGCGCGGTTGCCGTACGCGTAGAGCGTCGCGCGATCGCAGGCGGTTGCAATCGCGACGTTGCGAGGTTGCTGAGTCGTCGGGGTACGAAACCAAATCCGAAGGGAGCTGCGTGATGAGCGAGCGCAAGAATGTCGGCGGCGAGATCGCTTTCGATCCTCGCCATACTTGCAAGCGATCTGACATCGCAACATTGGATCACGGTCGTCCTGACGGATCACCGATCGTCAATCGCGTTTGCTTGACCTGCCTGACGCACTGGTACGGGGAAGCTGGAGTCGCAGTGTTTGAGTTTCCGCGTCGAGTCTGGGAAGCATGGATGACAACCGGACTTATCAGCAAGGGCGGCTCGGCATGACCGCATTCCCGCACATCCGCGACCCGCAGCGCGAATCGATCTTCGATGACATCGAGCAAATGAAGGCGCTTGGCGAATCTCTGAATCCGACGCGCTCGAACCTGATGCAAATGTTCGATGCGATCTGTCGGCCGGTTATCCACTCCACCCGAAACAACGCCCCGCGCGCCGAACAGTACACGGCCGCGCAGGTTATGGGAGACGAGCCATGAACCGCCGCCGCACTGACCGAAAGCCGTACATCACGCTCGGCCCGCTGCCGTGGTTTGTCATGACACTAACAGTGCTGATTGTTGCGTATATCGAGGTGACGAAATGATGCAGAAATCAGAATGGGCGTACGACGCCCCGAAGTGTCCGAACGATCACGACCCGCTGCATGTGACGCACCTTGCGCACGGCGGACAGCATGCATACGAGTGCAACCGATGCCAGATGCGGACCAGGAAGCACGCGGAAGAGTCCGACGCGCTGAACGAATGGGCGCGGATGGTTGCGCCGGTCGAGATCGCCGCATGAATCATCCACAGAGCCGCACTGTGCCGGTAACGCGCCCTCTCCTGCGCGATCCGGACTTCTCCCCGTCGTGCCCGCCGACGATGCGGCAGCGGGCAATTTTTCAACGGACAGGAATGTGCAGTGGTGATGCGCAGCGAGAAGCAGGACGCGGCCGCTACCTACAAGGTCCGGCCGGCCTAGGTAACTGGATGCACGATGCGGTCAAGCCGGAGATCACCGCCGGCCCTGTCCACCCTTTTATCCGCGCTCGCCCCTGTCACTCCTGCGGGCGCGGGCTTGTATTCGATGAGGAAATGAAATGGCGAAGTATTGGCTAAGTAAGTACGCACTCAGCAAAGGAATTTTCGAGATTGAAGGCGAGGAAGGCAGATACGGAATCAGACAGGTTGGCTCTTTTCACTCGCTGTTCCGACTCGGAAGAGATGTCCATATCGAAAGGTCGGATGCGCTAAAAGCGGCTGAAACCATGCGCGTTCGAAAGATCGCCTCAGTCAAAAAGCAGCTCTCAAGACTCGAAAAGATGAGTTTCGAATGAACTCAACACGTTGCGCGGGCGTAACCGCGCGGAGGATTAGATGAACGCCGTATTAGCCGAACAAACCGATACCGTCGATCAGCCCAAGAAACAGCTTCGGCCGTATCAGGACGCGATCAGCAAGGCCAAGGATCGATTCGCCAAGGTCGCCGGCGATGGCTTGGACTATGACAAGGAGTCGATCTTCGCAGCGCAGGCGCTGATGAAAACAGACTATGCGATGCAGGTCGCGAACAAGAACCCGAGCAGCGTGCATCTGGCGATGATCAACGTCGCGAGCACGGGCCTGACGCTGAACCCTGCGAACGCCTACGCCTACCTGGTCCCTCGCGACGGCGCCATTGTTCTGGATATCAGCTACAAGGGCCTGATAAAGATCGCTACCGACTGCGGCGCAGTCCTGTGGGCTCGCGCTGACGTGGTGCACGAGAACGACGGGTTCACCTACCGCGGCCCGGCCGCCATGCCGGATCACACAGCCGACGCCTTCCGGGATCGTGGAGAGATTATCGGATGCTACGCCATCGCAAAGACAGTAGACGGCGACATTCTGACCGAGATCATGGACCGCGCCGAGATCGAGAAGATCAGGGGCAAGTCTGACCTGTACGCCAAGCGCAAGTCTGGCCCGTGGGTCGAATGGTTCCAGCAGATGGTCAAGAAGGCCGTGATCAAGCGCGCTTCAAAGACCTGGCCGTACACAGACCGCATGTCTCGCCTGATGGAAGCCATCGAGCTGGCGAACGAAGGCGAAGGCGGCTACACGCTGGATGCGCCGGCCGTCGAGCTTGTTAGTGAAGCTCAGATCGCGACGATCAAGGAATGGATCGAATCTACCGAGTCCGATGAGGCCAAGTTCTGCAAGGCGATGGGCGTCGAAACTGTCGAGGCGCTGCCTGCTGCGAAGTACGCGGCGGCAATAACGCTGTTCCAAGAAAAGTCGGACAAGCTGGCGGCGCAGAAGTGATCGTTCTCGATTGCGTACAAGGATCGCCCGAGTGGGTAGCTGCCCGTCGCGGCATCCCGACCGCGAGCGAGTTCGGGCGGATTATCACACCAAAAACCGGGAAGCTGGCCGCGGCGTCCGAAGCGTACATAGCTGAGCTGATCGACGAGTTGGTGCGGCCTGACGCCGAGCGCGGTTTCAGCGGAAACCGGCACACCGAACGCGGCAAGGCGTTAGAGCCGGAGGCGCGCGACTGGTATGCTTTTTCGGCTGACGGAGACGTGCGACAAGTCGGTTTGTGCCTGACGGACGATCGGATGGCCGGGTGCAGCCCCGATGCGCTCGTGGGTGAAGACGGCGGATGTGAGATCAAGTCGCCCGACGGTCCCGCGCATGTCCGCTACCTGCTGGCTGGCGTGTTGCCGGACGAGTACAAAGCGCAGGTCCACGGCTGTATGTGGGTTACTGGCCGGGCGCAGTGGCATTTCGTGTCGTGGTGTCCGCCATACCGGCCGCTGCTTGTGCGCGTCGATCGTGACGGCTACACGGATCTGCTGGGGCAGGCCGTTGGTGAGTTCTGCGCCGAGCTGGCCCGTGCGCGCGACCAGATTCTGGGGGCAGCCGCGTGAGCCAGTCCATCGTCAATAGCCAGGAAACGCTGTCGCGCCTGCTTGGAGACATCCGGGAGGCATGGCAGCGGCACAAGTACCTGCGCGTGACAATCAAGACCGGAAAGGATCGCTCGCTCGATCAGAACGCAATATCGCACGTTTGGTACGAGCAGGTCGCGAACGAATTGCGCGAGGATGATGCGCTCGGTGTCAAACGGTTTTGCAAGCTGCACTTCGGCGTTCCGATTCTCCGAGCCGAGGATGCCGCATTCCGCGAGTTCTACGACGCCGGCCTCAAAGGCCTGACGTACGAACAAAAGATCAAGGCGATGGACTACCTGCCCGTCACTTCGCTGATGACGACAACGCAGCTATCGGCCTACTGCGTGGAAATGCAGGATCATTTTCGGGCGCGAGGCGTAACGCTGGAATTCCCTGAGGCTGATAAGCCAAGGAAGGCGGCATGAGGTCGAAAAACTCCAAGCCGCTTACCCGCGCAGAGTCCGAGCATGTCGCCCTGGTCAAGTCCGTCGGCTGCGTGGTCTGCAACAGCGGGCCGCCGAACGAGGCGCATCACATCGAACAGGGCCTGCACTTCGCCACGGTTGCCCTCTGCCCCGACTGCCATCGCGGCAGTTTCAACGGCTGGCACGGCCAGAAGCGAATGTGGCTGATACGGAAATGGAACGAAATCGACGCACTGAACGAGACAATCAGGCGCGTTAATGGAATGCAGGATAACGAGAGGAAAGCAGCATGAGCAGCTACAACCACGTCACATTAATGGGCCGACTCGGCGGCGATCCAGATCTTCGGTACTCGCCTGACGGAACCGCGTTCGCAACCCTGAGTGTCGCCACGTCCGAAAATTACAAGGACAAACAGGGCAACAAGCAGGAACGGACCGACTGGAATCGAGTGAAGTTGAGCGGCCGAGTCGCGGAGATTGCTGGCGAGTACCTAAAGAAAGGGGATCTTGCGCTTTTTGAAGGAAAGCTGCGCACCGACAAATACCAAACCAAGGATGGCAAGGACGCGTACGACACACATGTCCGATGCTTTGGTATGCAGTTGATTGGCGGTAAACGCGATGGCCAGAAAGCGGAGCGACCGCAAGAGCAGCAGGCGGCGGCCGATGACTTCGACGACTCAATCCCATTTTGATGCCGTCCGCGCGAGCGCTGGAGGAATGATGAATAACTGCGTCACCTGCGTCTACTTCGACGGCAACCGCGACGCCGGCAGAATGGAGCCTGGTCGCTGCCTGAGCCTCGACAGCATGCGCGGCGGTCACATCGTGCGGGCGTACGAGCGGTGTGCGAATCACTATGCGGCTGAGCTGGAGGCCCGCGACGATGGCTGATGGCGCGCAATTGGGTTCGGGCATTCGTCGTCTGAGGGTGCTCGTCGCCTGCGAATTCAGCGGCACGGTTCGTGACGCCTTCATCAGTGTTGGGCATGACGCGATGAGCTGCGACCTGCTGCCAACCGAGAGGCCGGGACCGCACTACCACGGTGATGTGCGTGACATCATCTGGGATGCATGGGATCTGCTGATCGCGCATCCGCCCTGCACGTACCTATCTAGCTCAGGACTGCACTGGAACACAAGGGGCAGAACCGTCGATGGCCGACCTCGTGCGCACCTGACAGACGAAGCCGTCGAATTCGCCCGACTGTTCATCGAAACCGCGTCGCACATACCCATGCGCGCCGTCGAGAATCCGATCGGTTGCCTGTCAACCCGCATTCGCGAACCCGATCAGATCATCCAGCCGTGGCAATACGGCGAGGACGCCAGCAAAGCGACGTGCCTATGGTTGAGCGGTCTGCCATCCCTTAAGCCAAGGGCGTTCCATCCGCCGCGACTGGTCGTCCACAAAGACAAGTGGGCCATGCGATGGTCGAATCAAACCGACTCCGGGCAAAACACGCTTGGACCATCAGACGATCGATGGGCTGAACGCAGTAAAACGTACGTCGGCATCGCCGAAGCCATGGCGAGCCAGTGGGGTCAACTCCCGGCCCGGGAGGCGGCGTGATGGATGCTCGGAGCGAAACTACGCCATCTTGTCTCTTTCGTGTCGGCAGTTCTGGCACACGAAATCATCAAGCTGGTAGGCGGTCACCAGAGACTGGTCATCGATGTATCCGCCATGCGCGCAGCTGCTCACAGAGTCATCGCCGGATACGAGTCCTACTGGACCTTCGCACGGAACCCGGTAGATCAGCGGTCGGATCGCCGCTCGATAAACGCGATCCTGAGCGGGCGTCAATGCCTCAACACCGACATTCGGATCGAGTAACAACCGCGCGATGCCTGACACGTTTTCCCATAAATGGCCGCTGTCTACTGCGGAGCGCTCTAGAACTTCCGGCTGCTCGTCGTAGAGATAGCGCAGCGCAGCGCGATTTACGGACGACTCTTTCGACATGGCTCACCCTCCCTCTCTGGTGTCGCGAAATCATGATCCTTAGCGGACTGCTTCGCAACAACCCTGCAAACGCACCCCTACTCACCCAGGACATCGCAGCATGAGCGACATTGTTTCCCGCGCACGAGAACTTGCGCATCGCGCTCACGACGGGCAGGTGGACAAAGCCGGCCGTCCGTACATCGAGCACGTTTCGCGTGTTGCTGCGGCGGTGGCGGGTGATCCGGAAGCTGAGGTCGTCGCTTGGCTTCATGACGTCGTCGAAGATCATCCGGAGTATTCCGACGAAGTGTTTTCGTTCCCGCCGCTGATTGCCCGAGCCATAGATCGGATAACCCGGAAGACAGTGCATCCTGAGACATATTTCGCGTGCATCCGGCTCGACCCGATCGCCCTGCGCGTCAAGCTCGCCGACATCGCGGACAACGTAGATGAGTCGCGCCTGGCACTACTTGATCCTAAGACCGCTGATCGTTTACGCAAAAAATATGCGCATGCGCTGAAGGCGCTAGGAGTCAAACCATGAGCAAGCCAACCAACCCGTACACCCGTTTGCTCGAATCGTTCCGAGAATACGTTCACAAGGTTACCTATCGGCACCGAAAGACGATGTGGGTTTACCCAAAGGGCAGGCTCAATGGCAGCTGGAATCTGACTAGTCTATCGGAGCGCGTTGCCGCTGCCGATCAGCTCGGATACGACGTGCAGCTTGTCAACACGGACGACGGGCTGGGTGTCGTCTACGTGAAACGTGTGCCTGAAGCGCCGTACGAGGTTCTCCCATGACCACGCTCACCGAGGCGCTGAGTGCTTGCGCCGCCAATTTCCGGGAGATCGGCAAAGGCGTTATCGATAAGCAGCGAGTGATCTATGACTACTGCGCTGACCAGATCGACGCGCTGAATGCCGAACACGGATCCACCATGCTGGCATTGCTGCGGGAGCGGTCTGCGTCGCTTGCCCCTATCGAGTGCGACGAGGCAATGGATCGCACGTACATCCCGCTCCCTGCCGAATGGGAAGTTCAGACGCGAGGCAAAGGTTCCACGTTCCGCATCGCGCGAACCGATGGCTATGGTGATCGGTTCGCGATCACGGAAGAACGCGTCCATGCTGAGCTGGAGCAGATGGCACGCGATATCCACGCGAGATACACAGCATTGCTGCGGGAGCGTGATGAACTACGACGGCTTGTTGATGAGCTGGCGACGGACTTGGAGAACGAAATAGAAAACCGACGATCTGGCGAGCTTCCACGCCGCATTGAGCGTGACCTGATTATCGTTCGAGAAGCTCGCGCTTTTCTCACCGGAATCACGCCATGACTACGCTCGAACAGCGAGCGCGAGAACTTGACGCAATGGTGCCGAGCGCCGAACAACTTCGACTCAGCATGGGCGAATTGTCGGCCGAAGAAGTACGAATCGCGAAAGCCGCGTATCGGCTGGCGCTCGTACAACATTTTAAGCCATGCGCCGTAGACATGGTGGCAGATGCAGAAACGAAACGTGTTGATCAGCTGACCGAGGAAGTGAAGGCGCTCAGGCGGGATGCTGAAAGGTATCGGTGGATCGAAAAGCATGTAACTGAGCTACCCACGAAAAATTCCATGCGAGGCGAATTTGCAGAACAAAAAACACAGTGGGTTCTACCAACGCTGATTTCATGGGCGGATTTCTGCGGGCCGATCCCGTTTGCTGTCGCCATCGAGAACGCCATCGCGAACGAACGGGGCGGAACGTGAAGACTTCCAAGATTGTCCGCGCGAAGGCTCTGTTGCTTGAAGTTCAGGCCAACGGCCACGTGCCAATGATCGAAAAGAACTGGTTGGTGTTTAGACCACCGTTGCCTTTAGATCAACTTATGGAAGCGAGCGAGTTATCGAACGAATTGGTGTCTCTACTTGAGAACGAACGAAAGGAGCAAGGGTGAAATCTATGGCACTCATTAGTGACAGAACCGAAGGATGGCGGCTCAACCGGATCAATGTCGGTCCGCCGTACCACGTCGAGCTGGTTGGTCCATACAAACTAACGCAGGTGGAAGATGCACGCGGAAATGGCGCTTTATCTGGGACAGATGGCGCGGTTTTCTGCGCTACCCCTGAACTGGCGGTCCGGCTTTGCGAAATGGCAAACGCTGGAATTCTGGATCGTATCTAACGTCCGAAATAAGCCGCGTTGCGAAGCAAAGTCGGCTTGAATGAATAGTTATGCCTCATAGCGACGAGACGAGCATGCGAAAAGCAGTGATTGGCAACGCAACCTTGTACTTGGGTGACTGCCGGGACATTCTCCCGACGTTGCCTCCCGCAGATGCGGTAATAACTGATCCGCCATACGGGATCACATACCAGTCAAACGCTGGCGTTGGTGCGGGGACGCGGCCAATTTCCAACGATGGCACCCGCGTTTCCCTGCGTCTTTACAAAGCAGTGATACCGCTTTTGCATGGAGCGCCGACGCTCTGGTGTACCCGATGGGACGCTTGGCCCGACGTGTGGGAGCTGTTCGCAGCGTCGATGAAGGTAAACGGCCTGCTTGTCTGGGATAAGGGTCAGCCCGGAATGGGTGACCTGAAACACTGGGGGCCATCCTATGAGCTGATCGCATCTTGCGGACCGGTGCGCACGCGTGGATCGCGAGATTGCAGCGTGCTGCGCTACAACACCGTCCCGTCGCAAAACCGAAACCATCCGACAGAAAAGCCGGAGGCGCTTTTCCGCTACTTGGTGCAGAAAGTGACCGATGAGGGCGACGTGGTTCTTGACCCATTCATGGGAAGCGGTACTACCGGCGTGGCGGCAGTGAGTGAAGGCCGAAAGTTCATTGGCTGCGAAGTTGACCAATCCTACTTCGACATTGCATGCCGCCGCGTCGAGGATGCGCAACGGCAGGCGGCAATGTTTTGATGAGGCATAACGTCTGAGTTAACGCGCGCCGAAGGCGTCGCGTTGAACGAAATGTTAGGCCAGGCAGCAACAACGCGCTGTGTAGCGCAGGAAGGTGAACGATGGACGACAAAAACGACTACACGCTTTATTGGCGCGACGGGAAGCATGAAAGCGTGCGCGGGCGTGACATTGCCGACGCAATGAATAGAGCCGGCTACGGTGGCGGAGCCGTGGCCGCTCTTGACTTCTTTGGGCACGGCAAGACGCCGGCCTATTACTGGAATGCTGACCGCGCAGAGTGGGAAGCTCTGCCCAACCCGTAAGGGCCTAACTAGTGTTATGCCGCAACGATGCAGCCACATATCCAGGAGGTAGATTGCATGACCATCAAACAACCCAAGCCGCTGTCGGAGCGACTGTCGGGTTTGCTCATACATAGGGACGAGTACGGATATGCAGATTCGATAGACATCTGGGACACGGTGTTCCTGCATTTGAATGTAGGAACGTGCCGAAACGAAGAAAATGTTGATGCACTTATACAACTGCTCCGCGAAGCCTCCGAACTTGCGCGGAGGGTGGAAGGTGCACCGAAAGTCAAGGTTCGAGGGAAGATCGGCGAGGTATGCACAGTGCCCGTATCGCACGACTACTGCGGCAAGCGCGTCGCGCTGGTGGAGGTGGGGGAGTGAGAATGATGCGAATAGACCTGCCCGAAGGTAGGGTGTCGATGACGTGGCCTGACGACCTGTCGGTCGAATCAGCCGAAACGATGGCGCAGCTATTAGAGCTGCAAGTGCGTGGTGTGCTGCGTTGGGCGAAGCTGCCGGCGCGGGCCGCACAATCCGTAACAGACGAGGTAACGCCATGACCCGCCCCAGCGACCAGGCGATTGCGCTCAAGCCGTGTCCGTTTTGTGGCGGTGAAGCGCACGTTGCCCAGCCGACCCTGCTAGGTGGCTACATGATCCATTGCGATACGCCATCGTGTCAGGCGCAGTGTCGCCTGTCCGGTGATTTCGCGAAGGCCGCCGCCGCATGGAACCGCCGAGCCCGCGAGCTGGATGGCGATGTCAATGATGTGGGTGGGTTATGTCCGTAACTGAACTCGACAGCTACCGCCCGCATGTCACGCTCCGCACGCCGGACGGCAACGTGCACGTCATCCCCGTCGCGACGTTCGACCGCATCATCGCCGGCGAAATCTCCGTGCGCGACATCGACGACTGCGATCTGATCGTCCGTGCAGTGTTCTCGGATTGGTTGCTGGATTTGAGGGAGCGTGCGTGATGTCGATAGTCCACATCCACGCGCCGAAGGCCACAGCAAAACGCGTGATCGCCGGCCACTGCCCCGACTGCAAGAAGCGATCCCGGTTCCTAGTGTTCCACACACCGTGGTACGGCAACAATCAGACCTGTCTGCGCTGCGGCCGCGAATGGGCGGATGGCGAATGGATGCGTTTCCCGTTTGTGCGTGGCGCACGGGAAGCTAGCATCGCAACAGCAAAGATGCGCTGGCGGCGAATGCCGCCCGTCTCCGAGAATCACTTCGGCATCGAGCCCACCACCGACCACGGCGGGGAGAGGGACTAAACATGGCCACAAAAGACATCACCGATTTGCAGGTTTGCCAAGCCGTCCGGGCTGGCATGGATCATCCCGGTCCGTACGATGGCAACCATCACCGCCACGTGATCTTAGCGGCCATGACCGGCGAGCATCTGAAAGTGTGCTGGCGCGCATTGGAGCGCGCGCAAACACGCGACTTGATCGACTGCGGCGTCGGCTTGCATGTCGCGTACCTGACTGATGCAGGAAAGGCTTTACTTGGAGATGATGCATGACGAAGTTCAATTCCATCCTTTGCGTGATCGGGATGGCATTGTCGGCCTCCGCGGTCATGATCTTTCTAGACCCGACCCCAATCATTCAAGGCGGCCTCATCGCTGTCGTGGTCATGCTGTCGGTCTATCTGGGACTGACGGCGAGGAGCTGACATGACCGTCACCGAACTACGCGACGCACTGAACGCGTTGATTGAGCAGGGGCATGGGGATCTAATCGTCGCCATGGCATACCCGGTTTATGCCTTCACAGATCGAGAAGACGACGAGATCAGCGAATTGAGGATCGTCGACGAGCCGGTGCGGGCATACCGGCCCATGGCGACGCCGTACGTGCGGATTATTTGATCGAGTTGAACTACCCATCCCAGCAATGAACCCCGCCCTCGTACAAGAACCCGAATTGGCCGCCGTCACCGGATACTACACACCGGCCGGTGATCCTGACCGCGGGCAGATCAAACGCTGCCTCAAGCGGATGGGTGTACGCTATTTTGAGGGCAAGGGAGGCCGGGTGTGGACGACGACGGACCTGATCAACAGGGCGGGCGGACTGGTGTCCGGCCAGCCGGCAGCGAACGACGACGACGCGATGGCGCCGTACGGTCCAGAATTCCTGTGAAGCGCACCGGCCCGAAGCGTCTGATCGATCCGACGATCCCGCGACACATCGATCAGTCGCAGATTCCGACTGGCGTGTATTGGGATCGCCGCCGATCGCGCTGGTATCAGCTCTACAAGAAGGACGACGGAGCACGCGGACGCCGGGACGGTCCTGACGCAACCGCGCGCATAGCCGATCTGCACGCATTCGCCGAAAAATTTGTGGACGATGAAGCCGGCACGATTCGTGCCGTGATGAAGTTGTTCCATGCGAGCGCGAAGTTCAGGGGTCTGGCGCAAGCGACGCGCAAGGGTTACGAGCAGTGCCGGCAGTGGATCATCGTGGAGACGACGGCCGACGGCGGATCGCTCGCCGATGCGACGATCGACCGGCTCACGCGCCAGCACATCCAGCGACGCATCGACAAGATTTCCGAGGCCACGCCATCGAAAGCGAATGCAATTCTTCGCTATCTGCGCCGGACACTACGCTGGGGCCAGAATCGCGGACACTGTCGGACGAACCCGGCCGAAGGCGTGGAACTTGCCGAGGAAAAGAAGAAGGCATCGATGCCGGAAAGCGATGCCGTGTTCATCGCCACCCTGACATTCGCCCAAGCCTGCGCGCGACTACCGGCGCACACCGAGGGCAGCGTACCGGCGTACCTGCCGCTCGTGATGGAACTGGCGTACCTGTGCCGCCTGCGCGGCGTCGAAGCGCTCGATCTTACCCTGGCCAGCGCCTGCGCGGACGGGTTGACTGTCTCGCGAAGGAAGGGCTCGCGCTCGAACCTAGTCGAATGGAACCCGAGGCTGCGGGCGGTTTGGGATTCGGCCCTTGCCGAACGCGCGCGCACCCTGGCGCGAAAACAGGCACAGGGCGTGGTCGTACCGATCGAGATCGACCCGGGAAAGCGGCGAGTCTTCCTGGCAGAAAGTGGCGCGCCGCTCACGCGCAGCGGCCTTTCAAGCGCATGGCAGCGTTTCATGGCGATCGCCACAGATCCGGTGAAAGGCTGCATCACGCCAGAGCAACGATTCACATTGCACGGCGTCAAGCACCGCGGGATCACGGATACGCCGGGCACGCGCGCCGAGAAACAAGACGCGGCCGGGCACGTCGACCCGCGGATGACCGAGCGCTACGATCACTCCGTCCCGCGCGTGAAACCGGCTCGGGAATGA